ATAATGATTAAAGTCAAGCATTTTCTGGAAGAAACTTAATATATCTTCTAAAGCATTGATAATATATCTTCTATGGTAGTAGGGAATATTATATCTTCTATGGTATCCTTATCTTCTTGACTAAGAGCTTCGAACCACTCTGGATTTTCTATATCACCAACAAAACAAGCATCACTAAGCTCTTCAAGATCGATAGAACCATCTGCCATCACAGAAACAACTAATCCATTATTACTGTTAATGGCACTACCAACACTATCTAAATTAACTAAACTCATTATTTATTTCCCTTTTTTAACACTTAAAGCTAAGTATAAATTGTAATATAAGTCAAGCATTATTCCAGTTTTTTTAAAATTTTCATGGGGTGTCGCTCGTCAGTACACACCCCATATATCTTGACTCGCACTATGGCCATTCTCGTCAGAACCCACCGTTCCGTTCAAGAAGCTTTGGTGGGACTCCTGAGGGTAGGTAATAACCAAACCCAGCAGTAGCTCTTAACCCTAGTCCCACACTTCAATTTTTTGCCTGTGTCGACCGTTTCAAAGCTTCCACTCGTTACACAGGCTATATAACAATGGGAGACTCAATCTACTTTATCTAATACGGCCGAAGGGGGCTTCTCCCTTACCATGTTATATATTTTTTAAATTCTTTTTTTCAATTCCCCATCAACAGCTAAAGCTAACGCTAAATAGCAATATAAGTCAAGCATTTTCTTGCATTTTTCTGGAATAATTGGCGTTCCCAATCCTAGCGTGTCACCTGTTGCATACTCCAAATATAACCCTAAAACAGCATATAAGTCAAGTAAAAAGCCTTAAAATGCTATAGGAAAAAGCTTTTTTTGAGGTGCGTGTGAGCACTAACTCCTGTAGTCTGTCAAATATTGTATTTTAGGTGTTTTTGACAGAGAAATAGTCTTATATTGCTGCGAATTTAGGTGGGATTTTTTTCGAACACTTGTATATTACAAGTATTATAGTAAATAATGGTGTGTTAAAATTTGGTAAGGACTCAGCACCCCTCGCCAGAGGGTAAAATGTCTTTTAATTTATCAGTATTTGACCTATTATGTATCCACACATAATCGATATAAACACTACTATATAAAAGGTGGAATATCTCTCTTCATCCATTCTAAATGAGCATAACCTTTTTGTTTGCATAAGGTCTTTATATGTTCTTCATCGTCTCCCCATAGCCAGAATGGTACAGAAACTTCTTTTACTTTTAAGTAAAACCAACCAGCTCCATCGGGAGTTGGATGTTCATCATAAACAGGTATTTCTAAAGGAGGCTCGTCCTTATCCCATTTGAAGAAATCGTGTTTTTTATTCTCCATACCACCAATCTATAATTAAACTTAAAGTACAAATAGTTAAAAGGATTAATAAACCCTCGAATTGATTACTCATGATTTTGCTCCTACTTCTACACCTAATATAGTCATTAGTTCTTTTACAAGGATAGCATATCGAGGATACTTACTTAAGGTGCTTATTAGAGAACTTATATACTCGGCTGGTATCATTTCTATTTCGGGATGGTCAACAATCATTTTACCCGCTTTAAAAAATGTATCAATAGCTATACGAACATCTTCGGGATGGTCACCTTGTATTTTGCTCTTACCTTCGCTATATCGATTGATTAAAAACTCAAAATGTTTTCGATTAAATTTCTTCATTCCATATTTTCCTTTTATCTTCGGGTGATAATTGTTTAATACGATATTCTTCTTTAAGTGACTCACTTGCTGTAAAACCACCTTTACTCCACATCAATTGAAAAGGTAAACGGCTTCTTACATATTTACTACCTTTTCCATCTCGATGCTCCTTCATTCTTTTATCTAAATCTCCCTTACAAATACCTGTATAAATACTTTTATCATTACACTCCAACATATAAACTATCCAATTTGACTCCATATACTTACCTGTAAATTCGTCTTTTTTTATAGTCGCATCGGGTTTAAGCATATTTAATTTATCGGTATTACTTAATAAACCAAGATGGTCTTTTATGTCAAGAAGTTGATTTTCTATATTCTCTACTCGTCCAATTAGCTTTTCCATGTCTCTATCGGATACAACACCATGACCATAGACCTTATGAGGTTGTTTAAGTATTTGTAAGATTTCTCTAAGGGACTTCTCTACATTCATCTTTGGTCGTAAGCGATTTAATTTATCAATTGACATCATCATCCCTTTCATCCCAATAACGCTGGATTTGCTCTTCTTTACTTACATCATCCCAATCAACACCATAATTGAAATAATCTTGAACATATCCATCCAAGTCGCTTTTATTTATAAACAAACCTCGTACATTTTGTGGACGAGAATGTCGATAACGCTCTTGGTCTTGATTTATCCTTTTCCAAAGATAATAACCAAGAAGATTTACACTCATTTTGCTCTTCTCCAAAAAGACTTCTTTGAAATGATTTTATTTGTTTTATTCGTCCATTTACCCTTTGTAATTTCAACTTTACTTGCTGGAACCCATCTTCCCATACCGGAATCACCACCATCCATAATAAACATCATATCTACACCATCAACTTTTTTACGCTCTTGAGCATAACCTCGTCTTTCTTTCATACAAAAATGTCCCATGTTGTCATAGGACTCAATCATATACCTACACGGATTTCTTTTAGTCAATATTCTTACCTCGCTCATTGTTTATAACCTCTTATTTTGCTGTTAAATTTTAATACCCCAAATCAAATGTCATTATATCATCTTCATAATCCAATTTTTCATCTTCAATTTTTTGTTGAATATGTGTCAATCGGCGAATCAACTCAATTTCACTTTTCTCGGGCTTTATTGAATGTAACTCTTGTGTTATATCAATACACTTCATTAAAAAATGAACTTGTTTATCGTTAAGTTGAACTTGGTGATTCTTTTTCATTATTTTCTCCATCGCTATTCCAACTTGGTAAATTTAACCCTAAATTCCATATCATCTCGTCAAGAGACATATCGATTGGCTCGCTATCTTTGTCCGGTTTGACACCTAAGTTTAATATAGGATCCACATCTAATTCCGGCGTGTCGTCAAAATGTGATTCATCAAAAGGATGAATATCATACATTTTGCTATAAAATGGCATAATCATTTCATTAAGTTCGGGATGTAACTTCATAAGATGTTTTACACAAAACATCATTTTAAGCCAATCGTTAGGCTTTATGTGTATGGAACGGTCTTTACGCAAAAGCTAGATTATTATTTAAAATAGATTTCATTAATAGTTTTTCGTAGTCTTCCTTCTCTATCTCACTCATACCTTTTTTGAGGATTTCTTTTAATTGGACATCATTCAAACTACTAACAATATGGTCAATCGCATCATCAAGTGAATCACGAGCTTCATCGGGCATCTCGTTACAAGATAATTCAATTAGATTGTCAATTAATTCGGGTAGTGTCATAGTAACTCCTTAATAATAAATATTGATAAATTTATATATACACCACATTAAAAATTTTTTCTCCAAAACTCTCATTTTACTTTCCCATAGTTGTCCTTATTTTGTCCACATAATCTTTTCCTTCTCTCAATGATGGTATATTTCCAGTTTCCTTTTCTATCTCTTTCCTATAATGTTTAATAGCATTTATCACAGAGCCTTGCAGTATCATAGCTTCTAATTCACCATCTAATTGAGATTGCCAATTCCAATCAATTTCTCCGTTGTATACTTTTTTTCTGAACTTCCATATCTTATTAGCCTTTATCATTATTTCTCTTATTTGAACTGGAGACATATCATTATAATAATCTTCCACATCAACAAGCATATCATAAGCATCTATGGTTGTTGGCATAAATAAATGAGTATTATTGTTAGGCTTTTCTGGTTCTGTAGCCTTACATAACTTAACTAACCTATTAAGTTTTTTATACATCCATTCTTTTTTGTTACTCATTTTTACTTCTGAAGAAACTTGTTATTCATAGTTCTGGCGACATTCATCATATTAGTCGGGTCGATGAAAGAGGCATCTTTACCATACATCTGAGAAAAATTATCTTTTTCACTACCATAACCACTACTATCACTAATAAAGTAACTCATAATTTTAATGCCATTGTTTTTCATCATTTTAACCATTCTTCTGGCGTGTTCATTGGCTCTATCACCAGAGTACCAAACATCTTCCTTACCTTTTTTTCCATTGACACAAAAATAAGGAGCGCCATCTGAATAGTTGATAAAGTAATTATCCTCACCATTAACACCACCTAACCACTTCTTCATAATAGCTTCATAACATAGTGACTCAGGCGTGACACCAGTAACTCTAAGTGTTTTCCACAGAGTTTTGATTTTTGATAACTTATCTTTTTTACTATTGTAAACTATCACTACAACTGGCTTATTATTGTTAGTATATCTAACATCAACAGTAACACTAATATTACCAGCCATATCAGCAGCCTTAGACATCGCAACAGCAGAGGTAATGGCTTTTTCAAACTTTCTACCACTCATAGAGCCAGAACCATCAATCGACAAGTGTAAGTTAGCTTTGTTATATCTTTCTTTTTGAATTTGTGAAAAGACATTTTCATTACCAAAACCCAACTCAGAGATTAATCTCTTATTGATTTTACCAGTATTTTGTCTAGTAAAAATCAAATCTTTCTCTTCACCACGAATCTTAAGTTTTCTACCTAGAATCGCACCAAGTCTGAAACCTTCGTTAATCGCATCAACCATTTTCTTTCCATCACTCCAATATGAAGTGCCATCGTAATAATGGTCATCAAGAGAACGAAAGAAAGGAAAAGCACCACTCTCAATAAGTTCTTTGGTTAGTGATGGAATAACAACAGTTCCTACTTTACCAATTCTACTATCACCTACTTCAACCACCTCAGTATTTGAGTTAGACAAGGCATTGACAACTGACTGGTCTGCTTTAGTTAGTTTGGTTTTTCTAGTCTGACCATCCAAAAACTTCTGTTGGTCATCAAACATTTTTTGAATTTGATTTTGTTGTCTATCCGATAATTTCTTTCCATTATTTTGGTCATCACTTGAAGAAGTGTCATCTCCAGCAGAGTCATCGTTATCCGAACCAGCACCAGGACTTGAGTCACCATCACTCTGATTTTCGCCATCTTCTGTATTTTCGGAGTTCTCATCATTACCCTCACCATTACCAGGAGCACTATCAATAATACCGAAAACAACCTCACACACAGACTTTGCCAACTCAATCGCATCATCTGTAGATTTTAATCTTGAAATATTTTTCATATCAATTAAACGATAAATGTCAAGTAATCTTGGTAGAGCACCAAAATCAGTTTCTTCATTAGTGAAGTTGATGATACGAAACATATAAGAATCTAAGTCCAAGTCACGATACATATCTGAAGCAAGACCTAAAGCAACTTTCTTACCATTGAAATACTTGTTATAAAGACTATGGTAGTAACCCTTGTAACCAGGTGAATTTCTGAAAACAATGTTGTCTACTCTTCTATCTTCAATGTAATTAATCATTCCACGAAAGAATTCTCTTTTTGAGGAGTCTAATTCATACTCCCTAATTTTACTATAATTACGGGCATCACCAAAAGCATTAAAATCAGAGTAGGCTATGTGACTACCCTCGTGAAGAGCCAGACCAACTACATAGTCAAAATTCTTCTCATTGACATTAGCACCGATAGTAACAGATTTACCATCAGTATAACTATCTCCACGAGTAGGAAACTTAACAGGAATATTTTGACCACTTACGATACGAACAAAATTACCGATTGCCCTTTTGTGACCGGCAAGAGCAACATGGTCTTTACCTTTTTTTACTGGCTTGTCATCGGATAACAAGTCATCAACCAAACTTGTCCTACGACTATCAAACCAAAAATCCGAATATTTACTCACTCAAACAACTCCTTTTTTAATTACAACTAAAGCTAATAATAAAACACTATATAAGTCAAGCATTATTTGCATTTATGGTAAAATTCTTTTACTAAATTGTTTATATAAATTGTTGGCATATTTTGCCTGTTTAGGTGTTAAAGTGCCTCGTGAATGGGCTCTTTTCGTCAAACTATCTAAAAATTCCATTTTTAATTCAATATAATAATCACTATATCCACAATGATGTAACATCTGTTTTAGTTTAGTTATTTTTGCCAACATTTTTTCTCTTTGGACTTTAATATCAGCCCTATTATAGTTATCGTAAAATTTCAAGCCAGTATTCACAGATTCTAACATTTTTTGGGTTAAATTTTTATTACTAATGAGTTGTTTGTGCATCTTAGCAAGAAAACCGTGATAACCGTGAGATAAAGTTCTTGTATATTCAAAGTCGTTTAATAACTTCCTTAGACCTATTATTTCTTTTTTGTATTTTTCTTTGTTTGACATATACCTAAATTAACTCTAAATATAAATATAAGTCAAGCACTTTCTTGATTTTTTTTCCAATATTTGCTATCTTTAATTTTTCTCCAGGCATCGTTTAGTGATTTATGTGTTGTGATTGATGTTATAAAACAAGGAGCTCCAACTCTTGTTTTAACATCATTTCTTTTGACTTTTTCCCAAGGACTAAAACAAACGGCTCTTAAATGACCAAGACCTAAATAATCCATTTCATAAGTTACCCACTCTTGAAAATCTTTAGTCTTTTGTTTTTCTCCCCCGCGAAGATGTAAAAATAAAGCAGTAGTGTATTTTTCATCTTTGTCAAATTCCTTAATCATGTCGAACAAGGATTTTTCTTTATAGTCGTAAAAATCAATAAGTAACTTATCTTGCTTTCGTTCAGGTGCTAAAAATGGACAAACTGGAAAGCCACCAAAGTCATCGTTTGGTGTTTCTAACCAATCCATCCATTCATTTAGTTGTTCTATTATTTTATTGTGTGAATATAGACCAGACTTTATCAATTATTAGTCCTATAAAACCTATTCCAATAACACCTCTCCATTTTTGTGAGTTTTCTCTGAACTGAGTATTTTGTTTTGTTTCAGCCCAAAGTCCTTGATGTGGATTAAAGAGGTTTTCTTTCATAAACTTAAGAGACTCCTCTGTTTTATCGTGAGCTTTAGTCATCTCTTGTTTCATCTCATCAATATCTGACTTGATGTTGTCTATTTTATTGTGTATTAACTCGAATTCTTTTCTATCTGCAGCGTTCATATTTATAAATATGTTTTTATTTTAAGTTCGTTATATTTCTCCTGTAAGAAAATATAAATTATCTCCAAGGTAACATTTTGTCCGTAGTATTTTCATGACTACCTCCATCCATTTCTAATCTGTAAAATTAATATTAATAATATTGCTCCTAAGAATAAATATGTCATTTCTTCTCCCATATCCAAATTGGTTCACAAAATCTCTTATCTTTATTTTCCTCAACAAATTTCATGGTTTTATCTTTAAACTGTATAGTGTCTTTTGCAGTTCCAGCACCACCACTATTAGGTCTTTTAGCCATTTCCATACCAATACAACCTCTGTATTCCATATCTCTGTACTCATCAAGAAATTCATTCATAGGATCACATATTTTTAACCAACTAGCACCCTTAGATATTTTCGCATTGACATCAGATATATTGACACACAACTTACCACCAGATTTTAATGTTGGTATCATACTATCAAGAGATTTCTGTAGAAACTGATAATTCCAACTATCTATGTCTTTATACCTAACCCAACTTTGATTGTCATCGTTACCATATCTTTCTATATTAAAATACGGTGGTGATGTGAATATAATATCAAAGGTATCATCATACTCACTAAAGTCAAAGTCTTCAGCAGCCTCACAATAAAACTTAGTCTTCTTTTCTTTTTCAAAAAATGTTAAGTGATTATCGTAATATCTGGCTTGCCGTTCATAGATGGGATGATTTTCTTTTCTTGGATCTAATCCAACATATAATTCGGTGTTCATACTGGCATAAAATCCAGCCAATCTATCACCCCAACCCATTGAAAAATCCAACACATTCTTTACATTGTAGTAATCATACATAGCCTTTGCCACATTTGGTTTAAACTGACTACAAATATACTTACGAAGTCCAATCATAGTTCTCAGTATAGACCTATCTATTTTACTCAACTTCAATGAATACGCGGCACCCATTAAACTTTTCATAAAGTCAAATGTTTCCCATGTTCTTTTAGGACCTGGATAAGAACTTGATTCAACTGACCAACGATTCTCTTGTTGGAAATAATTACTAGCTTTATTACCGATGTTATTTCTAGCAAAATACCATTGTGAACCTTTATAATGTAAAGGGTAATCATAACCCTCTTCACTTCTAGCAAACCACTCTCCCTCTTTCAGAATATCGTAAACCCAAGTCCCTTTTAACTTGTTGAAATCCTTACGACAATCTTCTTCGGTCATCTCCATAGTCGGCATCGGATAAGTCATAGCGACTTTTGCCAGAGATTCTTTTACATCATCTTTATCAAATGTATCTTTGATATGAGTCCATTCTTTTTCATCGATGTGAAGATATGGTTCTTGGTTCTTAAACTTGTCAAAATAGTCAAGATACATTTAATTTTCCTAAGAACATATTTTAACTATCCAATCAGAAGCCATAGTTTTACTTGGGTTTAGTTTACTTCTAACAACACGAATTGCTTCTTTCCACATATCATTGTTAGGAACACATACATCGTATGAGTTTAATTCTAATAAGTTATTTCTCTCCACAGAATTTAAGGACTTTACATACTCTGTCAAGTCATAACCCCAATCCCTTACAAATTCTCTATTTGAAACACCAGTCCATATTCTCATCATTCTACCTAAAGTTTGTATTGGAGTATCAACTATTTCTTTAGATTTTAGATTTGAACTTGTCTTTTTATCTGTTTTTCTAAAAGAAAAATAGCTTTTAATATTGTGGACATTCATTCCACACTTCCCCTTGTTCACAAAAAGGACAATATTTGATGGATGATCTGGATTGTTTAAGTTTTTAATCAATGTTTCCTCATCTGACCTTTCATATGATAACTCATAGGTGCCATTGTTAAAATTTGTATTTACAATATTTACATATCCCTTGAAATTATTTGTGATTTGAACTATAGTTTGTGAGGTAAAATCCCCCAAACTAACATATTCACTCTTTAGCAACCCAAGTATATTTTCTATTGTATAACCCATTGAACCATTTGCTGCTTCACAACTTATCATCATTGTTCTTTTTCCAAAGAGATTATTCTTCTCAATATGTTTATTAAAAAACTCAGAAAATATGTGACCTACTTCATACGCATTTTCAATATCAAAATAGGTTACGCCACCCATCCATCCACAAACACTAATGATTTCATTCGTTGATGGGTAAGTATTAATGATTTTGAACTTCATGTCACCAACAGGCTGAAGAAGATGTTTGTGTTCATTAGTAGGAGTTGCGGTTGTTCCAAAAACATAAGGAGTTGTGGCTGAAACTTTAGCAACCATTTTATATAAAACACCACCATATAGAGCATTATAATTACCAGTTACGTCTTTATAATTTTCAGGACTTGAACACCCCAACCAAGTATGAGGTTCATCTACAAACCAAGATGTTTTATATCCAATGCTAACAATCACATCAAGAAAGTGTTGATTTTGTAATATCATCTGATGAGTTACAGGAAGGAAAACTTTAAATCCTTGACCAAGATAATATAGTGCTTCATCTAAGTCTTTACAAAGTTGAACATTATTAGTCATCCTTAAAACCGCACACGCATCATCTTGATTATAAACCTCTGTAGTTGGATATGAAAAGATAACCAAGTCTAAATCTTTTTTATTAAATAAATGTGGGATAAAAGTATTGAAAGTCGTATAGGTCTTACCTAAACCGGTAGTACCGACAATCATATTAAAGACATTATTATCAGTAGAAAAACTCTTTTCAGTAATTCTTTTCATGAAAGGTTTTATTAAGTATTTATCGTTTAGATTCATGATTTATTATCCTTATTAATTATAACTAAAGCTAATGATAAAACACTATACGAGTCAAGTCTTTTTTGCATTAATCTCCAAATAAGTCTTTAAATGTTATGTAACTCCATGTACTTTTTTACAGCAAGTTCTTTGTGTTTTGCCTCAATCATAATATCAACATCATTACCATAAGTGTCAATATAATCGTAGACATAATCAGAATGGGCTTGAGGTCTAATTGACTCGTCAAGTCGTTCCTTACTGCGACTCTCGCTATAATGGACAACTGGTGTAATCCCCTCAGGCCAAGTTGATATAGCCATCTCCAAAGCCTCTTGTTCACTAAGCCCACCATCACAAAACCTGTGGTGATGGTAGTCAAACACGATGGGCACGCCAATATTTTTGTACACTCCATTGTATAACTCCTTTACTGAATACATTGTTTGTTTGTCATCATTCTCTACCGTAAGACGAGATTTAACTCTGTTAGGTAGTCTTTCAAAATTTTTACAAAATCTCTCCATTGATTTAGGTTTATCGCCATATGCTCCACCAATATGAATATTGATTTTGTTGTATGGTGTACGACTCAAATTCATCATATCAAACACATCACCGTGCATTGTCAAATCACCGATACAATTCTCAACAACATGGTCGTGTGGTGATGTTAGAACATTGAAAGGACCAGGATGAGATGTAATTCTAACGCCGTGTGTATCAACCTTAACACCAGCAGAATGTAAATACATCTTAATTTGTTTTAGGTCTTTTAAGTCTGTCCATTCATATTCAGACTTCCAAGGTGCTAGTCCACTTGTGATACGAAAAAACTTGTAACCATTTAGTATGTTCCAATCTATAATCTTATCTAAGTCCATAGAATTTGCTAGCGTAAGTTCACTAGCATAATCAACACCTTTAGTATCAAAGGTTCTCTTAATCATACTACGACCTGTAGTGATTGGTTTTACTCCTTTTTCTTTTCCACCCCACATTTGTGGATAAGAAAGTTGCATATTTATACACGCATAACCAAATTTATTCAATATTCTGGTCTCCTTCCAAAGTTATTTTTATCTATTCTTTTTTTCAAATGTTTCTTATATCTATGTAATAATATAAGGTTTTTTATTGACTTAATCAAGCTTTTTATCATTATTAATTACCAAATAACTCTTTGAAGGCTTTATTAGCGGCTTTTGATTGTTTAATTTTTTCTTGATTATCTTTATCTATCTTTTCCATCTCTTCTTTGGGTTTACCATTACCAAATTCTGTATTATATGGATATTGGTCGTGGTCGCCTCTAGCCCATTCATCATATTCAATCTTACTAGCCATCATATCAGCTTGGTGTAGAATATAAGCAATATTGGTCGCCAACTGATTGTCTTTGCTCCAATTCATGTAGTAAGTCTTGTTAGCTTCTTCATATAATCCGTCTGTCAATCTTAACCCAATATACTCATTCTCTGACATATTGATACCAAAATGTTGAAGTAACCAACAGGCTCTATCAGTAACGGTCATATATTGTAACTTTGGGTTGTGTTTATAAATCATACCTTGATTCTTTCTGTGCCAGTCTGAATCATTATGTATATAGTTATCCTCTGTTAAGTCTCCAACTTTACCTAAGTCGTGATGAAGAGCAGCAAATACAAGTTCTTCTTTTGTAAAGTTATTAACTGTAGCGCCATTCTTTTCCCAAACATCATATAATTGTTGGGCAAAATCAGTAATGTGTAAAATATGTTCTACATATCCACCAGGATGGGCATTGTGAAAATGTTCCTTACCACTAGCAGGTGCCAAACACATTCTTTCTTCAAAGTAGTCATACATCTCGTTCATTCTTTCAAGCCTCTCTCCGCTAAAATTATCAGTAATGATACTTCTTAATTTACTCCAATTATCTTGAATTTGTTCTGGTGTTAGTTCTTTCATTATAACCTCTTATTATTTACCAAAATGTTTTAATACCTAAAAGTCCTAATATATCGCTATTTACATAGGTATCAACAACTAAATGTATCCTATCAACATCACTATTGTTTTGTACAGCGTGTGGCGCTCGGACATCTACATAGTAATAATGACCTACTTCGAGATAGTTAGTTAACTTTTCTCTACTCTCCCAAAGATAAAATTCTACTTGGTCGTTAGTTCTAATCGGAACATGGATTCTAACAATCTTACCATCTTCTAATCCAAAGTCCTTATCAATTTTATCTGAGTGTTTTCCAATACCTGAGTTAGCTTTTATCTTCATCAATCTAACTCTTTCGAATGTCGATGGTATCTTTGCCAATACATCGTTGATAACTTGAAATCCCATTTCATTTATTAACGAAGTGTCTTGTAATTTTGCTTGTTCGTTAACTCCACTTTTCAACACATTTGGTTTTAGAATATCCAACGGGTCTGGTCCGTAACCTCGCAAAGATATTGCTGTCCAATCATCACCCTTACTATATTTTGTTTTAACCTTAGAAAATTCTGTGTTATCTATATAATCTAAAACGCCATTGAAGTTTAATAATGATGGTTCAATATCTAAATGTTTTATTACACCTAAGTCACTCATATTACTCTTTCATCTATCTTATTTTTTGGATTAGTTTTATTTCGTAGTGAGCGTAACTCTAAGAGTTGTTCTTCCATCTCAACACAAAGTTTGTATGCTCTATTTATAACTTGATTTGCCTGTTGTAAACTTGTTTGAAATAAAGCCCATAATAAAATAAAACCAAGAATGAAACCACCAGTAAAATTTATTATATCTTTTCTTTTATTTGTATTCATATCCCTCGTAGTGTGGTTTTTGCTCTAGTAAATATACTTTACCTTTAACTTGTTTTGTCTTTCCCCACTCTATGTCACTAACAACCCTAAATCCATAGTTTTCATAAAAAGCCCTAGCTCTATCATTCTCTGAACGAACCGAAAGTAAAACATCCCTCTCAAAGTTACCATCATTAATAAACTTCTCAAAAACTTTTTTAGCACTTCCATTACCTTGGTCACGAGCAGCAATTTGGTGTAATATACAATCACCCTTTTGTGCTTGATATTCACCGACTTTTTGTTTTCTTTTATATCGATTCCAAGTTATCAAAACTCCATCTTCCCAAACGACATTTTTACTATCAATCATTCTTTTTATTTTATCTCCACGAATGTGTGGAAAGTAGGCTTTGTGTAACTTGAATACATCCATTATTTGGTTGTAATCATCCTCTGTGGCGTGACTTAAAACTTTATGTATTCTATCCATTATGGTTTGTGAAAAATAAATATTGGTTCATATTTTAGTGTTACTCCATCTACATCAACTTTGTTTTTTACATTTGACTGGTCAACACCTATCATAGATGCCATAATCATTTTTAACTTACCTTTATACTGACCACCAAGTGCTTCTATAATATCAATAGAATCTTGCTCAAGTGGATGAAAATTATTTCCACTTAACTTTATGTCGGCGATATTCCAAAGTAAATATCTATCACTTTTTAGACTCTCGTAAGCATTTGTTAATGTTGGTTTTAGGAAGTTATCTCTCCAATCGTGATACATCGGATAAGCCTTAAATGATTGTTCGTCATCATCAGAATATTGTTCTCTATCAAAATAAGGTGGTGAAGTAAATACCATATCTAACTTACCTTTGTATTGTTGAAAGTCAGGATGGTCACCAATATGTTCAGAACCTAACTGAAAATAATGATAGGTATTCTTTGACTCTTCCCAAAATGGATTTGTTTCTAAACCGTGTTCATTAAAAAAGTCAGCAACATATTCGTATCTTGACTTATCTATCTCGTCTATCCAATTATCTGTATTCGGGTCTGTTCCAATATAATGTATTTTTTTCTTGGAAGCCATAGCACCAAGAATCCTACCACCCCAACCACTTGAAGGATCGTAAATGTTAAGCGGTTCATCTTGTTCAATGTGGTCTGTATATTTTTCATACAGAAGTCTTGCTGTAAGTGGTGGAAAATTAACTGCTGGTTGTGAGTTCAAACTCAATCTAAATATCTGAAATGCTTTTGGAAACAATCTAGTCTTCAAATCATAATACCTAATCATGAAAACATTTTTTCTAACATTACCACCTTTTGTGGATACAGTATCAGTTAGGTCTTCCACAGATAATTTTGTTTTCAGAGTAGGGCACCATAAGTTAGTCACCATCTCATCTGTGATTAATCCTTTGTCATAACCCAATTTTATTTCATCAGCATTTAATGTGACATAATGTTTAAGATATTTTTCTTGATGTGACTTAGCAATCCACAACCTATGATTCTTAAACTTTAATTTGTTGTCTCGATAATATTCTAACCAAGTTAAGGCATCTTCTCCATTCCAATAAGGCAATTTATTCTTTGTATTTTCTTTCCTATCTAATGAAATAGACTTACTAAAAGTATACATTGAATCTCTACGAAGACCTCTTCTCATAGCTTTATAAAATAAATCTTTATTTACATCCTCTTTTATTCTGTCATAAATAGAATTTAATCCATCTCCCATATCTCCGATACGAGTCTTTAACATTGTAGGAAAGAACTGATTTACACCATTCGCAAACTTATTAAAGTTTCTGATTACATTTCTTTGTCCATCATCAGCTTTTTCTATAAAGCCGTGTATGTCATATTCTCTCAGTTTTTTAAATGACTTAATTATGTCCTCGATTGATTGACCAACCATAGGAGGCGTTCCTCGCTCATCCCAATCTTCAATTATATATTGACGAACTTGTTCTATCCAATCATCAAGCTGCTCATCAGTTTTACAAAATAACTCATGATATGTAATATTGATTTTTGAATCTAAAATACCACTCTTTTCGTAGTAGTATTTATTCACCAGTCACCTCTTGTAAATTTTCTATTGTTACAAGTTTACCTAAGTGACTCATATTTTCAAGATACTTAATAGCATCTTCTTTACTTTCAGCCAAAAATATAAAACCCTCGTTGGTTGTCCATTTTTTGTAATGAACGAACTGCTTATTGGTGTTTTTCTTTGTCATGGTTTATCCTCATTGTTTCTATTAATTTACTAAGATTTTGGTAATTTGTCAAGCACTTTTTTCTTAAATTCTACAATACCATCAGCTAAATTTGCTTCCCAATCTTCGTGTGCCTGTTCATCTGCACCATCAGTAATATACTTAAATGATATAAAAGGAACATCATATAAATAACAAACCTTGGCTAGAGCATATGCTTCCATATCCACAACTTCACCATAGTAATTAGTTTTATCTTCTACAAAATTATCTCCTGTACCACAAGTTGCATTTCTTCCAATTGGATTAAATTCTATATTTTGTTGTTGTATAATAACAGGTGGATCTTGTTCGAATGGCGTCTCACCTCTCATAAATCCTAGACCTGTAACATCCATATCTCTTTGTACAAACTTTGTACAATCAACAAGCGTTTTTCTTTTTATTTTACGACTACCAGCAGTTCCATAGTTGATTATCAAACTATAAGGAATATGGCTACCGTGTTTACCAAAATGTTTTGTTAATTCATATGTAGCATTTACTTTGCCGACACCTGTGTACAAAACATTGTAATCTTTTAACTTACCTTGTGTCTCTACTTCAAGAGCAGATACTATTAATATTTTTTTCTCTAAATTTCCATAACTCATAAGATTCTTATTCCCTTTTGTATGTTTAGGTTCGTATGGACACATTAAACAACCATGTCCACAACAATAACCTCTTTGTATTAAAAACTCTCTTGATAACATTAGTCATGACTTAAATCTACTTTATGTTCATCTTCATATGTTTTTAAAATTCTTTTTACCAACGGATGCCTAACACAATCCTCTCTATTAAATGCCATATGATTTACGCCTTTTACACCTTTTAATCTAAACCACACATCGTAGAATCCACTCTTCTCGTAATTAGTGGCACCATTTGTTTTGTATTTATCACATTGACTCATATCACCTTGAATAATCATTTTACAATTATCTGATATTCTGGTCATTAGGGTTTTGATTTGCATTGGTGATACATTTTGAGCTTCATCTAATATTACATAACAATTTTCTAAGTTAACTCCTCTTAGAAAGTTTAACACTCCAATTTCCAATTTACCATCAGAAATCATCTTTGTGGCTCTAGCTTTACCAATAATTTTATCTAAAATTGTAAATGTAGATTCGTTATATTGTTGTATCTTCGCTGATAACTCACCTGGTAAAAAACCTAACTTATCTTCGTTGCCAACATCTACTGTTGGATTTATTATTATTAGTTTTTTATATGGTGTTCCCCTTCTCAAAACATCTTGTAGAGCTTTATAAACAGACACATAAGTTTTGCCTGTTCCGGCTATTCCGTGACATAAAATAAGTTGAGTTTCATCATCACCAATTATGTTGTAAAATAAATTTTGATTACTTGTTTTAGGAGCAAAATTATTAACGATTTTAGGTATTACTCCAAGTTGTTTTTTATCCATATTGTATTAAACTTTTAACTTCTGATGTAAACCAATCAACTCTCGGAACATATTGTAAATCAATTAAAACTAATTTATCTATCACTAAATAACCAGCAGCTCTACACAAATTGTTTACTGTTTGTAAAGTTCCACCAGTGGCTAAAACATCGTCAACTATTATTACTTTACCATTCCCACTTTTCATTTCTAATTCATCTGTACTATATTCAGTTTTATACTTGTAACTTACAGTAGGACCTGGTAACTTACCTCTCTTCCTACACATTAAAACTCCACCACCAAATATGATTGAAAGTGCGGAGGCAAATATAAAACCCCTAGCATCTACCCCAACCCAATAATCTGGTTTTTCATCTGATGGATGAGGTTCAATTAAATTACCCATATCTTTCACAGCAGACCTAAATGTTTCTTGATTTCCTAATAATTCCGATATGTCTTTAAACGACACACCATCTATTGGAAAATCAGGTACTTCTTTTATATATTTCTTATACCCATCCATGTGCTTTACTCCATATTTTTGTTGTTTTTGGAAATGTTTGATTCATAAATTTTAATAAAACCTTTGCATATTCTTGTATTTCTATTTGTGCTGTTTTTTCATTTCTTAACTCTATAAAGTTCATAACGGCTTGAAATGATGCCGTCCAATATACTTCAGTATATAAAGTTAATGGCAATATACATCTGGCTTGTTCTTTTGCCATACCTTTTTCAATTAAACCTTGATAAGATGTTAATGCCATATAATGTGATTGTTTCCATTTAGCTTGAATATCTAGAAGTTCATCTCTATCTTCAAAATGCCCCTCACTGGCTTGTTTATTGTCTTTTGATTGTTTTCTCCAAACATCAGGCTCGTAAAAATCTTGATATTGAACATAACGACCACTTATTTCATTCCAAGCGTGATCTTTAACAGAACTATTAGATGTGGTTTCGATACCTACAATATGTTTGTACCATTGTCTCATTACAAACTCAGGTGCTTTGATGTGAAACTGAATCTGTAAATGTCTAAATGGAGAATAGTGTTTATGTTTAGCGAGATAATTAACCAGCTTTTCATCTGATTTATCCCAATATTTTTTTCTTTTACCGAATGATACACGAGCTGAATTGACAACTGTTAAATCATTTCCTAATGAATCTACAACCTCAACAAAACCCTTGTCTAAAACATTAATTTTTAGCATTAAAACCTCATCGTCTTTTTTTGAAATATACTTTTGGTGGTCCTACTCTTTTTTTTAATTCTAATAATGTCGTTTTTTTGGACATTTTACCTTTTTGTTTTTTTGTCATGTTACTTTTTGATAGCCCTCTAATAAATCCTCTATTTCATTTTTAGTTGGAAACCTACCTAAATCTTTTTTACTAAAAATTAAGCTGTTATTTAGTGTGACTTCGAATACACCACCAGAACTTTCAATCATTTTGGCTTTAATACCAAATTGTTTTTTTAGTGATTCTCTCAAACTGAGAGCTCTAGGTTCATAGTTTCACATCATACAATATTCAATTGTAATGTCCATTGTGTCTCCTATGTTAGTCAAATATTTTCATACACCTTAGAAATCTTTTAATAACCCTTTCAATGATATGTGGTTTATCGTAATTTCTAGCAATCATGAGAATAGCCTGACTCCGCACAGCAGATTCTTCTCTTTCGCTCATTATTTACTCCTCTGATGGTTTATCAACTAAATCTTCTTTTTTAGCCGCTTTTTCTGTTTCAATTTCTTTTACAAAAGCTTTCTTTTTCTCGCCGTGATATTCGTAAGCGTGTCCCTCAGCCATAAGTATGCCATTCACGCTAATCAATCCTTCTTTGGTTTGATTTACACCATAATACTTTGCCTCAGACTCCATAATACCTACTGACTTTGGCTCTACAAATATCTCACCAAGAACTCTACCAAATTTACCTGTGCCATAAGATACAATCTTAAATATACCAGCCTCTAACAACTCTTTGTTACGAGCCTTAGCAGCAAGTCCTTTGACTTTCTCTTCTTTATCTCTTGTCCTTGATTCCCAGGTGTCAATTCCCATGTACCTAATTCTTTTTTTAATTTTTAAATCGAAACCCAAATCAATCCAACAATCAATTGTGTCCCCATCTAAAACTTTAATTAATGTTCCGTTATATTCAAACGAAGCTGGTTTTTTAGCCATTTTTTATCTCCAAAGGTTTTTATCTTGTTTTAACTTACAGACATATTCTAACAATCTTCCACACACCTCACAAGAGACAGGTGTAATTTTTTCGGTGTTAGAATAAATTCTTAATTGTTCTTCTATGTAATCCTCTATAAGTTTCCAATCGTGTTTACTTTTTACATTTAAAATGTCACGGCTCGTATCCAATCCACAACAAGATGTAAAATCTTTATCACTCTCTCTTTTCGGTCTATCTTTGTATTTAAAATAGTCCCTATCTAGAGGCTTATTGCCTTTCAATTTTCTTACTCAACTTCTTCTTCGCTTTTCTTAAAACTTCTTTCTTTTTGTTATGTCTATCAAGAAGTATTTGCTCTTTACTTCTTCTTTTTGTTTTCTTTTTAGGTTTTATTTTAGTAGGTGGGAGTGTGCCTTTCAATTTAGGTTGTTCTACACCTTTATGAAACACATTACCATTTACATCTACAAACTCTACCATAAAATGCCAACCCGCAGGTCTACCTGTAGATTTTCTTTTAGGTTTATCTTCGTGTAACTCAGGAAAATTAATCATTATTTTTCTATTTACACAAGTTGGACAGGTTACTGATACAGCAGTTTCTCCTACTGATATATAGTTACCACATGAACACATCATATAACGAACTCCTTTTTCTTCATATGTTGGTGATTGTTGTTTTCTTTTCATTATGTTAACTTAATATAGTCATATATAACTATATAAGTCAAGCATTAAATCTCATAATTTTATACATCTATTGTTTTCATACAGACATATAGTTTGTTATCTTTTTGTAAAATCGTGTCGGCCAATGTCCATTGTGATTTTAATTCATCACTATTATAATGGGTATCAGCCGACACAATGCCGAGAACGATGTAACCGTTATCACCTATGGTGATAAGTTTCACCCGATTTTAACTGAGTGTTTTTTTGGCTTGGCAGGCTCTATTTTTGGAATTTCTATAGATAAAACCCCATCTTTGAAATTAGCTTTGATGTCATTACCATCAAGCATCTCACCTAAAGTGAAAGACCTTTTAAAAGAAGATTGTTTCAATTCTCTACGAAGCACTTTAGCCTTCGCATCATCCCAAACACTATGTTTGTCGCCTGAAATGGTTAACACACTATCTTCTACTTCCACATTAAGTTGTTTTTTTGATAGACCTGGAATCTCAGCAACAATACCAATTTTATCATCGTATTCGTATACATTGACTTTTGGATATGCTGAACCTTGGTAGGGTTTGACACCGACTTGTTTAACCACCTCAGGAAACTGACTTTCCACAAGATTATCAAACATCTTATCAAATGGCGTTAAAAACTCATCCCTATCTAGTAAAGGGAAATTAGCTGTGTGAAGCATTAATTTTGTCATTTGTTTCTCCTATGTTATTCATTTGAACTAACTACATCCCACTTTGTGGCGATGTTCTTGATATAATATTTACAATATCTATACCAAATCTTTATTTATGACAAAATGTCATATAACTTTAATTATTAAAATTTGTCTATGTCAGGATTAGTGTGTTCGTCTTTCCACCACTTATATTTTAACTTGCCCATCTGTCTGTTTTGTAAAGTGGTTTGGAATTTTGTTTCATATTCTTTTTCACTCATCACTTCCCATAACTTGTCAAATTCTTCCTCTTTTACCCTCTTTCTACCAACAAAATACATCTTAGCAGAATTTTTACCATAATCAGAATGTAAATCGGTTCTACTAACAATATTATCATACTTATCAACAAGAAACCATTTCATAACTTATCTCCTACTCATTATCAACTACTTTCACTTTTACTGAGTTTAAAAAATTATGACCACAATCATCTGTGTAAGTGCCGTAAATAGTAATTGTCTCACCAATAAATTCTTCCCAAACAGCAAAAACAATTTTGCCATTACCATCTTCATCTGTCATACTTGCTGGATTAACCAAACTTGTCCACTCACCACTAATTTGTATTTGCCAATCAGAGTCCCATTTTATATGTTGATTAACACCACACTCGGTTGTACAACTCAACACAGAATAAGTTTGTGCTAAATCTTGATTGTACTCTATTTCATAAACTCCATTAAATTTTGGTAAATCGGATGATATTTCAAACGAACAATCGCAATCCTCAGGCATCATTGTGTTTGAACATCCAATAACAAATAACCATGTTAATAAAAATAACCTTTTCATTTTTACTCCTTTTCTATTTCTATATCTTTCATTTTAATGATTTTTATTTTGGTTTCCTCTAACCAACTAATCCATTCATCAATTTGTGTAATGATTTTCATCTTATCTACATCGTGGTCTTCATTATCAAGTATTTTATCAACCCATTTTTTAATCATAGCAAGATAACCTGATAACCAAGTAGCAATCTCTTTTCTCTCTGTTGTCCATACACTCATAATGTTACTCCTAAAGCTAACTAACATTACCTATATTAGTCAAGCACTTTATAAACTAATTTATAGTTTATTTGTTGTGAAGAGGTTTTCACCCACTTCTTTATGAACGGAGTAAAGGATTGTGTCGCTGAGTTTTTTATTTTATATTTCATTTTCTTACCTATAAATATCAAAAAGTGTACTCTAAACCAACCTTACCCTTGTAAAATTGTTTTGCTTGTAGTTTAGAGACTTCTCCCAAATTATACAACCTTATTTTATCAGTTAGTTTCCAAGATACTTTAAATTTGTCTTCAAATTCAAATGTAGTATTTTCACCATTTTCGTCTGGTGGTAAGTAACCATCAAAAGATACCTCAACCTCAACCTTACCATCTTTATATGTTTTCTTTTTGATGATACCTATGGAGGCAAAAGTTTTAAATTTTAAACTAAATACATCGTCTTCATTATTACGGCTAGTGAATCCCCAACTTATACCTCTCCATTTTTTTCGCCAGTCTATTTTCAAATACTTAACATTTTGACTCTCTTTATTCATATATTCTGGTTTAAAATATAAATCATTATCATACTTCAACCAAATTAAATCGTCAAGATAGTATTCACCAAGTTCTCGTTCCCATTGTCGATTAATATAAAAGTTGTTATGACTTAGACCAACACTAACTTCATAATCATCAGGATTTGGTTGAACATTAGGTGTTCTAACAGCAAATGAGTTGAAAAACATTACGCCTACTAACAAACTGTCTAGCATTTATTTCTCCTTATCTTTGACATATTTTACAGAGTAAGATGACTTCCATTTTTTGGTGTTTTTGTTTCTAATTTTAGTAACAACTATTTTTTCCCATTTTTTGTGCAACATACAAAATTGAGTTAATTTTTCATTGTCTAATGGCAAAAATAATTCGTCCAAGTTATCTTGATATTGATGCATCGTGTCATCGATAGCTTTAACAGAATAAAGATTAGCCTGAATTAGAAGAAAAACCAGATAAATCATTTTTTTCTTCTTTGGTCTAACCTTTTTTCATTTTTACGCTTTCTTGGTTTCTTAATCCTTCGGTCATCACCACTTCTTTTATCAACGCCAATCCATCGTTTTAATGTTTCAATTGCTTTAATAAATTTACTCATTTATTTACTCCTAGTTGTTTTATCGATTTCTGACAGGTCAATTTCATAAGGACCACCATTCTTATCTATCTTACAAGCATTAGTGCTGTAAACTTGTCTCTTACTTGAACCTGTTGTATTAAATATCTTTTCCCACCTTTTATCCCATTCTTTAGGTGAAATATTTCTTCTTAATTTATCTCCCTTTCCTGCATCGCTATATTTATTTTTCATAAATTCCAGCCCATAATAACAAAATGAAAATAAGTATAACCAAAAACAATCCACAAAAACATTTTGAAATTTTCCCATTTAACATCTGAGTCTGTTGCCCTTGCTTTATCGTGTGCATCTCTTATAATTTTTTGACCTAACCAATTTCTAGCCATTTAGTCTCCTAATAACTTAGAACCCATTTTCGAGTTTTTTATTTTATTCAAATCACTTTTTATATCGGCTAAACCAACTTCTATTTTTTTAATCTTTTTGTTAAAGTTATTATTTATCTTATCTAAATCAGCTGATAACTCTTCAATTAAGTCATATTGATCGTCATCATCGTGTTTACTTGCACCTAACCTAAAATCATTTTGAACTGTGTAAGCTTTATACTCCTCTAAAGTTACCATATCACCTAATTTTTTGTTAAGTTTTTGTTGTTGATTTAGTATATCTATTAGAGCATTATCTAACTCTTGACCACTCTCTATAATTTTACCAAGTCTACTCATATTATCTAACATATCATTTAATTGTTTTATATAAGAACGAACTGTGTTAGGATCTGACACTTCTACAAACGCAGAAACTTTATCATCTGTTTCTTTATATTTTACATCCCATTTAGCCGTTTGCTCTTCAACTTTTGTAACGCCAAGGTATAAACCACCTACAAAACAAAATAAACACCCTAGTGAAATAATTATCATATTTTTCATAATTTACCTTACTTTAATATTGTTATCTTTACAGCATCATTATCATTTATGATGTAATAAATACCAGCAGGTAAATTGCCTGTATTCCAAACATATTTACCCTCTAAGTCGAATTGTTTTATTAATCTACCAGTAATATCATAAATAATTGTATAGCCGTTGCCAAAAATACTCACATTATTATTTGATGGGTTAGGAAAAGCAATAACTTTAGATTCACTCAATAATGAGTATTGTTTTGTTAACCGCTCAAATTCTGATGGTGATACTATTGATTCAAGGTATCTAATAGCTCGTTGTTGATTTCCACCTATAACCTGTTGTAATAAAAAAATAACATCTAAAACATTTATTGTACCGTCATCATTAATATCCGCACTTTCTATTGAACACTCATTATTAGCATAACCTAACACTAAATCTACTAACATCAATATGTCAAATAAATTAACAAAATTATCACCATTTAAGTTACCTACATAAAAAGAAATGTTATCACAAGGATCACAATAATCACCAATGCCGTCTAAATCATAATCCTCTTGGTTAGGATTGTATTCCTCTACACAATTATCAACATCATCTAATACACCATCCTCATCCATATCTAATATTAGCGTAGATAAACCTGTTTCTATTGCCGTAATTATAGCACTTTGATTAAAACCAGATTGGGAATATATAACTTGACCAGCACCATTAATAACGATATTATGTGGCACATATCCAACACCAAATAAAGAATAGATATTACTACCATTATTATCATCTAAAACCGGTAATGTTTGACCAAATGATGTCGCCCATCCCTCACAACTGTAAGGTTGATTCCAATCCATACCTGCTGTAACTACTTCCACTCTTTGTCCTAAATACTCTTGATAAATATACTCAATGATCGGAGCCTCCGATTGACAAGGTCCTCACCAAGTTGCGAATGAAGCTATGAATACAACTTTGTTATGTCCAACAGAATCATAAGACCAATAACCATCGCCGTTGTAACATATTTCCGCACCAAAATCTTCTACAAAATCACCCTCAACATATGTTTGTGCTAAAACTAAATCTGATAAACCAGAAAACAAAATGAACCCAATCATCCAATATAATATTTTTTTGATTATCAAAATATTCTCCTTATTAAATTAATTAACAGATACCAAAGTGTAAATGAAGTCGTGGGTAACAAAATTACCCAAACAAATAAATTAAACCAGTCTATTTTTCTCACTCCATTACCCATCCTTGATTTAACAGGTTATGTGCCTTTTTGTATTTTAATACTTTAACAGCATCACCTCTTTTAATCGTTACTAACTGATTTCTACCTATTTTCTTTTCCACTTTAACAGTTGTTTCTCGTTTTCTATCTTGAACAGTTTTACCATTCAAGTGATCTATTTCATGTTGAATACAAACAGACTCAAGTAATCTTTGTTCTTGGTCGTGTTTAGACGAAACTTCCCAAGTGCCTTTGGTATCTTTTGAAGACTCAGCTCCACTAAAATACCATTTTGATTCTTCTTGCTCTGTACTTATAATTATATCCCTATACCTTTTTGTGGATACTGCTCTGCCAGGAAAAGATAAACAACCTTCATAATAATTAACCTCATTTTCCTTTGATATAATCTTCGGATTGATGAGAACCAAAGGTTTACGAACATTGACAACGGCCACTTGTGCATCAATTCCCACTTGATTAGCTGCCAACCCAATACCGTCCCCTCTTTTGTTAAGTATTTGAAATAGTTCTGTCGCGATAACCAATCCTTCTTCAACTGTAACCTCACGAAGTTTTTTGTTAATGATAGGGTTGTGTTCTTTTATACAATTTATTACTTTCTTCATTCCTATAAATTACGAAGAAATAATCAATTTGTCAAGGTATTTTTTTTATAATATGGGATGGTATTACATAAACAGTACCTGTACCAGTAACTATTCTGGTGAATCCCTCAGCAGCCTGTCCCTCAATAACAACTTTCTCTCCACGATGAAGAGCACCTTTGTCATTATAAAAGTCTTTAATTAATATTGCTTTTTGTTTCATTTATAAAACCTCTCTGATGAAGGCATATGACCATTGTGTGATAGAAAACAATTCGGGCATAACAATCTAAGATTATCAAGATGATTGTTAGTAACATCACCATCTATATAATCTAATCGAAGAGCAACTGAGTCTTTGCCTATTACCATTTCATTATATCCACAAGAGCTACACTCCTCTTCAACCCATTTTTCTTTTATAAGTCTTCTTTTAATATACCCAGCTCTCATTCGATATTTCTTACTTCCATCTAGTATTTGGTCAAGTGATTTTATCCACCTTCCATAACCTTTTTTTATTCCCACACCTGCTGGATTCAGGTGTTTTTCAAATAAACCGTATATTCTAGCGTACTTACGATAAGTTAAATAGCTTACACCAAGCCATCTCGCAGCTGCCATATTTGATTTAGTTTGTGATTGAGCATCTTCAATCATTTTTTTAGTTACGACTAAACGATGTCCTTTGATTCGTATTGGTTTTTGAAAATTACGACTTGACATAAATTTTTTCGTTAGGATCAAATTGTATTTCAACTCCCTCTTTCAAATCAAGAGCAAAGTTATCATTTGTTTTTCTATATATTTTTGAGTCATTATTCATGAATAAACGAAAAACTTCACCAGGATTTATTTCAGAGAATCTATCCTCATCAAACTCACTACCCACACTCGGTGGATCGTATCTATCTTTAGCGTGATCATTTGCCATAATTAATCAACCACCCTTTCAGAGTCCTGTAAGTCTCTTATTGTTTTTGAAATATATTCAAAATTTTCAGATATTAAATCAAATGGATTTACCTCTGAATAACTAACCTTAGCAGCCCTATTCTTTTTATAAAGTGAAACATTCAATTTATTATAGGCATCGTCCATAGCTGCTCTAATTTTTTTTAGTTCTACGCTGGCATCATTACTTATTTTCATTTTTGTCTCCAAAGTTAAATTCTAATTGTTTTTCTTCCATTTCCTCTCTCAACACACAACTTAAATGGTCTGTGCCTGATAAATTTTCATATTCTATTTTATGTGTTGGTTTTTTACATACATCACAAGTCCAATACTCTTTGTAGTTTTTATCACCTATTTTCATTTCAGGTTTGTTATTCAAAACTTCATCATATTTTATTAAAAAACTACCAATGTCGTGATTTATTTTTTGTAATTCATTTAAAGCTAGTTTTCTGCTGAAGTTTCTTTCATCATCATCAATTATTGTAGCCATTAAGTTACTAACATATAAACCTAATTTATCTTTCATTATAACCTCTTATTACACTTATAAATAGTTAGTTAGTCTTACAAACAATCAAGTTTTTTTCGTAAGTCTTTAATGATTTTATGTAAAATTTAAAAATATCAAACTCCATCTCTCCGATCTCACCACTATCTTTTAGCATTTCTGACAAATTCACTAAAACTTGAAAGTTTTCATTATTCAATTTGCTAGCATCAAATTCTACACAAATATCATGTATATTAGATATTTTGTTGTTACCATACAATTTTATTCTTTCATTTAAATCAAAAGATGTGTTTGGTTGTTCTTCCTCTCTATACTCATTCATATAATCTGAACCAGCGTCTAGATATATAACATTACACCAAGGCTCTAATTCATACAACATCTGTTTATTACAATTGTAAGCAACGAAACCAATATCGTATTTCGGTGGGACTATCGGTTTTAAGTAATCGTCATGTTTAACCATATGTCCCCACTTACGAATAAAATTTCGTGTTGACCTTAGATTCTGAGCTAACCACTCTGATGATTCTCTACCTTTCATGAAGACTTGACCTGCTGGGTTTCTCATAGCACCATCTTTGAATCTACTACCTCTACAAGTCATATGATAAACATAACCTTCCCAAGTTTGTATTGTCTCGTAACCAGCTAATTGAAACCTATTGAATATATCAGAGTCCTCTTTGGATTGTGGAGCATACAACTGGTCATGCCCACCTATACTAGTAAAATCATCTTTGTATATTGCCCAAGGAGCAAAGATACCCTCAGTAGTTTTATCTTCTGGCATTCCTTCCCAAGTCTGATTTATAAAATTTAATAATCCTTGTTCATCGAACTCCTCAGGCTCTATACCAAAGTCTTGTAATACCTTTTCAGGACCATCTGGATGTAGTGGTGGTTCTATTCGTGTTGCACTCACTACTTTACCTGGTTCTAAATGTTTCAACACTTCTTCATCTAATTTAGGACAGGCGTACATATCAGCGTGATATATCATCACGATGTCACTTGTAGCATATTCATTGATTAGTGTATCGTAAAGTATCGTGTGACCTAATCTTGTAGGACCTTCATTACGATGTATCTTAACATTTCTATCTTTCTTTGCTACCTCGTTCATCCACTCCCAAGTCCCATCATTTGAGAAATCATCAGCCCAACATATTTCATGTCGATACCCTAAGTTTTTACGAATACTATTATACGACCATTTCAAATACTTTAAATTATTTCTACTTGGTTGTATAAAACTTATTACTTTGTCACTCATCTATTATTGCCCTTCCCTTTAAATTTTTCCAATCTTGTTCTGGTCTAACCTCTAAGTTTTTTTCCCAAACTCCATACAAAACGGTTGGCTCTATTCCAATAGTCTCTGCAAAATCAATCATGGCCTGTATATCTTTTGGAAAACAACTACCACCAAATCCAAACTTACCATCGTGACCTGGCACACCCAAGTGTGAGTGTCCAATCCTACCGTCAGATACAAATCCACTTACAGCCGCATTCCAATCAGCACCTATCTTTTCTGCTATCTGATACATCTCATTCATAAAAGATACTTTTGTAGCAAAAAAACAATTACTCATATATTTGATCATCTCAGCAGTTTCATAACTTGTCTCTAAGATAGCCACACAATCACCAAACCTATCTTTTATTAAATTTTTAAAACTTTTAGATTGTTGTTTACTTAAATCAGAATCATCACTACCAATAATAAAACGACTTTGATTTATAAAATCAAAATTAGCAGATCTTTCGGTTAAAAATTCAGGATTAAATAATAAATTTAGATTACTATATTTTTGTTGTAAAGACCAAGTAGTTCCTGGAACAACAGTAGACCTGATTAAAATAACACCTGAATGGCTTTGGGTTTGTTCAATTTGATTTATTTCAGACAACACATCGTCTAAAATGTCTATGTTAATTGAACCATCTTTGTTTGCTGGAGTTGGAACTGATAAGAAAATAAAATCCGATTTATTTATTGTTTCCTCTAAAGTGTGAGTAGAGCGGTTTGGGTTTTTGTCATAAACTCTTACCTCGGCATCACATCCCACATTTGGTGAAAATCCGTATTGAACTGCTCCACCTACAAATCCGTTACCTACTACTCCTATTTTCTGTTTTAGTTTCATTTATACAACCTCATAATATCCACCTATACCAAACGGTATCTTAGTGTTAATTGTTAAGTGATTACTCTCTATGTATCTTGATTTGGGTATTACTCTAAAATCAAAACTAACTCTTGTTACTTTAGTAACATTTTGTTTATTCCCATGTGTTAATTTACTAGCATTCCATTCTACACATTCACCATAATTAGCTCGCATCTCTTTAAAATCACCCCTATCTTCTTCTGTTTCTGCCCAAATCGTGTTAGTTCCATAAGCTTTGGTTAAAGGTACAAAATAGTTTAGTTCTTGTACCTTATTAGCCCACTCCTCATTACGATAGTGTTTGTCTTTATGAAACTCACCTACTGCTATATTTCCAGGTAAATGAACCCTAAATGTTGGTATCTTTTGGTAAACTATTTGCTCGTTAAATCTTGGTTTAATTACATCATTTAAAAAATCAACATATACCTCATCAAAACTACTATCTTCTCTAATGTTTTTGTAAAAACATTTATGCCATATTGTTGATTGGTCATTTTTTCTCTCGAACAAATCATAAGTTCTTTTGATGTGTAAATTAGAAATACCACCTGTTGGTAACATATCGTCATTCAAAAACCAACTCTCAACTATATTAAGAAACTGGTAAGTTGTTACATCATAATTTATTTTATCCACCACGCAAATCTCTCTGTTTTTTCCACTCTACAACATCATTTGATATTTTACCATAGTTATCAAAAACTTCAAATGTGGACACACCCTTATAGTGAAAAATAAAAGATGTTTTACAAACTCCTGGAAAATCATTGTTAGGAATTAACTTACTCCAATTAAATTCATCTTCATTCTTGGTCATATTGAAGTCAGGATTAAATAAAACATCATTATCATGTTCATAATTAATTATATTTCTGTTCATCATAAAGAAAAAACCATTAAACATCTTCATTCTAGTTGTGTCTAGCATATACAGATTGTTAGACTTTTTGATATTCTTTTTGACATCTAACATTCTATCTTGTATCTCTTGATAATAATTAGGATCGTTACAAGATGGTCCTATACCCTCATAATAATTTTCTACAGACTGAAATTGAGCATTAGAACCGGCACCATAGGTTGTAGATAATGGAACTATCAATGAATAAGGCCATTGATAAAATGATTCAAGTAGTTCATTTATAGCTCCATTTGGAATTAATATATCATTATTAGCTATGATTAAATACTCATATTGGTCATCCATGCCATTTGAGTTACAAAACCAATGTCTCTTAAATCTCTGATACCCTAAATTCCAAGAGTGAGTTAAACCTTTACCCTCACTTTTTGTTATAACCTCATATCCATATTCACTACAAAGTTCAACAGTATTATCTGTACTATAATCATCAACCACTAACACATCAAAGTTGTCGTCTAATTTTTTTAAAGAGTCAAAACACAACTTAGTATATTCAGATTGATTATAAGTTGTTATTACTAATAATGTTTTACTCATCACCTTCTCCTCGTAGAACTAATACTGCTAAGGACTCTTCCTCATCTATTTTTTTAAACCACTTTAATATACCGTGATAATATGGTCGGTTATTGAAATCGTGAAATAAAAGAAAACCATTTTCTTTTATCAAGTCTTTAGCAACATAACCACACATAGCCCTCGCTCTACCATCGATTAAAATTGTATCATATTTTTTATAAGGCAACTCTAACGGTTTCCTTATATAATCCATATAACAATGCCAATCTTGTTTCCCTCTAGTTGTCCAATAAACTAAGTCACCATCTTCAGGTGTCGTATTATAAGGAACACCACCTAAATTTTTTATTGTGTAAAGTTCCTTAATGTTCACACCATCACCTTTTAGTATGTCAAACGCATTATCATCTAACTCTTTATTAAATTTTTTAGAATGATATGGCACTAAATGAACCTCTGTATTATTATTTTTATGTGACAAGATAATATCATACCAAGACTTGTTATCTTCAACAGACACAAATTTGTTAACCATATTAGAAAAATATAAAGTGCTTCCACCAGCACCCCATTCTAACATTAAATCTTTACCCTCTAGATACTCCTCACATTTTAATATTTCCCAATCAGACATTGAAAAATCTATAGGCACATCTGATTTATTCATTTTCTGCTCCATCTACCAGTACCACCTTGTTTTACACAAAAACGCTGTCCACAAAATGAGTTGTCATGTAGTTGACTAGTTTTTTTAGTGTTCGGATTATCTTCTATATACTTTTTTATTTTTTCCATCTCTTTCTCACTATAATATTCATATCCTCTTATATTGCTTTCTCTATCTCTATTAAAAACATCTCTACCTTCAGTTGAGGTTATGTCCTGTTTATTAGTTCTCCAAACATTATTATGTCTCACTTCCCAATCTAAAACGACTCTTGTGTTTTTCGGTAATATTTTACAAATCTCTTCATACCACCAATCATCTAATACATTAGGGCACAATCTATTATTAATAATAAACCATTTTTTTGGTAAACTTATAGGACCAACAGCTGGTTTTCTTTTACGATTTGCATCACGAAAGAAAAATATATAATTTTGCCCACGACCTTCTCTTATCAATGTATCCCAACCTGAATATTTTTCGTTATGTAAAAGTTCAAAATCATCTGTCCAATGAAATAAATATTCACCTTTGGCAACATACATTGACTCATCGTTACATCTATTCAACAAAGAATAACCCCATCGTTTACCATATATAAATCGCATAGATACATTAAACTTTTTAGAAAAAGTATTTATAACTTTAAAACGAGAAGAACCCCACTTAAAAGCGTGATTAACTGTATCGGTAGATATTTTATCCACATTGTAGTATCTCATCACTTTTTTCATAGTTGAAATATCATCAACATCAAACCTGAATAAAAATTCGATATTAGATAAATTATCAGCATTATTTATGATAGAATCTATACCTTTGGTTAACATTTTGTATCTTTTTCTTGTCGGAGTAAAAACAGATATTTTCATTAAAAAGGCCACTCTATTCGGTTTGGATTATTAGTTCCCCTTATTGGTACTACAAATGATTCTTCATCTTCTTGTGGTAGTCTGCCCCATTTTTGTATAAATCTCTCTGTTGCTCTTCTCTCCCACTCTATCAGATGTGGTGGTCTTTTATTATTATCTAACTCTCTTGTACCATTAGGAAACCTCGAAGTTCTTGATGTAAAATGCCAAATAACAGATTTACTTGTCATTATAAATTTATATCCTTCCATTTGCATTCTCATAAACAAATCTTTATCTTCCCAATACATTGGTTCAAATATCGGGTCATTACCACCAATGTAAATGTGATCTTCAACCCTACAGAAGTAACCAGCTCCACCAGCTTTTCTGACATGAATATCATTATCATGTGTAAATTCAGCAGCCCAATCATCAAAATAATTCTGTTCAAAATTATCCTCGTGTTCACCAAATTTGTCAAATGGAACAAAAACTGTTCCAGGTCTATAAGGAGGATCGTTTGGAAATATGTTCGGTTGAACTCTGAATGAAGAAGCTATTAATCTCTCACCTGGTTTTATGTCATCATATAATTTTAATAGTTCAATATCTTGATTAGGACCTAACCAAAAATCTGAATGTAAGATATTAACAAACTCTGTCTTTACTTGACTAACACATAAATCAATACCACCACCGATACCTCGTTGTTCCTTATTGTCTGTTTCTATATAATATTGTAAACTAAGTTTGTCAGCATTTTCTGCTAACCATTCGTTTGTACCATCAGTACAATTTTCAGCAAATATAAAGATAGGCATATCATTATAATAACAATTTTGTCTAACAGATGTAACTGTTAATTTTAGAAATGGTAAGTTGTTGTAAGTTGGAATTACCGATGTAATTTTATGCATTGACCACCCCACTCATGTCACAAAAAAAATTATACCAATACATACAAAAATTATGAGCTGAATATAATTCATCATAAACCTTTCGATTATTATCAATAATATACGATAATTTATTGGGATTGTCAAGCATTTTTAATACTATTTCATTTAAATTACTCCAATCTAAATTTACTGGTATGTAAGTTTCATTTTCTATATATGGGTTGGGATGAGTATTAACTCTCTCCATAGTAGGTTTAATCATAACAACACCAAACTCTGGTATTTCAAAATCACGGTAACAGACTTCTCCTTGACCAAATGGTGAAAGAGCCATTTTAGATTGATACAAAGATTGAATATATTCTTGGTAAGGTAATTTATCTTTACGAAAAGTATAACCTGGATTGTCACCTATGACTTTCCAAGCTCCATGTCTGTGGTTCATATAATAAGAAGCATTCTCAGCATTATGATCACTACTCGGCTTGTGGTCAGCAGAATATATAGCAGATAAATCAATGGTCTTATTTGGATTAACAGGATGCCATTTTTGAACCATAGGTCTGAATCCATTTGGTGCCATGTAACCTAAGTTCCAACCTGATAGTTTTATCCTATCCCAATTTTCTTTTGGTATGTCATACCCTAAGTCCAAACCAGAACCATTACCAAAGAACCACTTATTGAATGATGTCTTTTCTTTGTAATCCTCTCTGTTTTTTAACAACTGATTTTTAAATAAAAACATGGCATTGGATTGTTCAAGAACCTCATATGAACCCATTAAGGAAGTTGAATCAGAACCATCAAATATAAAACAATCACCACCACGAGCATACTTGTCGATGTTTTTCAATCCATACTCGATGCTCTCTTGTAGTCCAATTGACTTGTCAAGTATGTCATCAGCACCCAAGAAAGCATAATCAAAATCATCTGACTCAGTTAATTCAATACTGTAGTCTCTCAACATATCTCTCATAGCCACAAAACCTTGAAAAGATATTCTGTTTTTACCAGCTAAAGGATTAAATATTTTTATTTTAATCATTTAAGTAATTCCAAATCGTTTTGTACCATTTTAGAAACCATTTGTTCAAAAGATGTTCTTGGATACCAACCTAACATCTCACGAGCTTTTGTAGAATCTCCACAGAGAACAGCAACTTCTGCTGGTCGCATAAAACGAGGATCTTGCTTTACATATTTTTCCCAATCAGTAATATCAACTGAATTAAAAGCAGCACTTAAGAAATCTCGTATAGAATGTTCTACACCTGTAGCAATAACATAGTCATCTGGCGCGTCTTGTTGTAACATCATCCACATTGACTCCACATAATCAGGTGAATATCCCCAATCTCTTTTAGAATCCAAGTTACCTAGTGTTATATAATCCTCTAAACCAAGTTTTATTTTGGCGACACCATCTGTAATCTTTCTTGTTACAAATTCAATCCCTCGTCTTTCCGATTCGTGATTAAATAGAATACCACTAACATTAAACATATCATAAGACTCTCTATAATTTTTGGTAATCCAATGACCATATAATTTAGCAACACCATAAGGACTTCTTGGATAAAATGGTGTAGTTTCTTTTGCTGGATTCTCAATCATTCTACCGTACAATTCAGAGGTTGATGCTTGATAAAATCTCACATCTTTAAGTTTGGACTCTCGTATTGCTTCTAACATTCTTAAAGCTCCAAGACCTGTAACATCACCTGTTTGCTCAGGTGTGTTCCAACTCTCACCTACAAATGACATAGCAGCGAGGTTATAAACCTCATGAGGATCAGATTTTACTAAACACCTAACCAGTGAATTTTGATCCGTTAAGTCACCATTCAAAAATGTTATCTTACCCTCTAAATGTTTGGTGTTGATTCTGTTAGGACTTGATGTTCGCCTTTCCATACCATACACTTCGTACCCCTTTTCTAAAAGAAAATCCGCAAGGTGACTTCCATCCATACCGTTAATACCTGTAATTAATACTCTTTTCATTTTAACTCCAATATTTTTTTTAAATCATCATACTCTTTAAATTTACCTTGTTCTGTGACAAGAGTTTGTATATTTTGTTTTGACATACTTAAAAACTTTTGAAAATTATCATTTTTATCACCAATAAAAGAGTAAGGATTGTCTTCACCTTTGACATACATTCTCTTTTGAGGGTGTCTCCTAGCGTGAACATGCAACACATTTTTAACAACAAATTGAATAAACTTTTCTCCAAGTAATTTTTGTGACATTACCGATAAACCTTCATCATCATTGTATAACAAACAAGGTGGTATGTTTACACCAGACTTAATTAAATCAGATGATAACACTAAACAAGCACCACTTATCTTCGGATATTTTATGTAAGAAAAGTCAAAGTCATCAGCCTTCGAGTTTATTTCATTCATTTTTTCTATAGACATCGGTGATTTAGCTTGATTTGGATTTAAGTGACCTTTGTCATCATCTATAAATTTTAAATTAACATAATCATTATGAACTAAAGCATCCCAGCTAGCATCCCACATCTTTCTATCAGAAAAACTAAGTAAATATCTATGTATATTTTGTTCATCTGTGTATTTTGCTAGGGCTTCTACCACTTGAAACGCCTCTTTTGGAAAAAAACTGTCTGTTTCCCCCCACATCACATAGTCCACTTTCTTACAATAGTTATAATTTAAGTCTCTTCTATAATCCGCGTGAAAATAAAACTCGTCATTATCTTTTATTTTCGAATTAACCCAATAACCTAACTCTTCTAACTTGGCAACACCTTTTTTAAACTTTATAACTATTTCATGCTTCTTAATTTTATCGGTATCAATTTTTTCAAAGTGTTGTAGTAAATTTAAACACAAATCAATTGTCACATTCTCTTTGTTCTCTACGGTTTCTAATAGATTTAACATACCATCAATAAAGTCTGCATACATCTCAATTTCAAACCACATTACATGAGTTCCAATTACATATGTCTTGTCTAATTTAACTCCCATAAATAACTCCTGTATATAGATCTATAGTTTCGTAGTCTCTACCAATATGTTCTGAAATATATTCCATAACATCTGAATCTTGTGTTCTATGTATATCATCAAAAATCATAGGTACATCGGTGTTGAAGTTATCTATATGTTTATAAAAACCACCTCTACCCCATCTTCCACCTGGTCCGTCCACCAAAATTAAATCATACTCCTTCGGTAAGTTAGGGAACAAATCATCAGGATCATACCATCCTGTTTGGTTAAATATATTTTCTGGTGCTGGATAGTTTGAGTCATAATATCTTATCTTACAATTTATATATGTGGTATGATTTGGAAACTTATCCATCCATTCTGGTTGATTTTCAACTGAGTACATTTTGTAACCAGCATCAGCTAACCAAGTCGTTCCCTCTCCACTACCAAACTCTAATATAGTGCCACCACTAGGTAACAATCTTTTAATTAAATTGACACAATTTTCGTTTATTGATATTCCTTCGGCCATTATTTACCCTTCCATAGATGATTATAAGTTTTTTCCATCCAATGAAATGTCAATTTATCATCCACATTATTTGGAATGCTATTATACTGATAAATCCATCCCCACTTAGTAAAAGTTAAATCTTCATCTAATAATTCTTTTCTGAACATATCACACATATTGTATTCATATGGTAATCGTTTATAATTTATATCTAAAATATGTGTCAAAAAATTAACAGGTGTTTGATCTGTTCCAGCGTGCCATTGACTTTCGACCTTCAGTAAATTATCTCTGTTATCATGAAAAAAATTTATTATTTTTTGAAAAAATTCCTTATGTTCTTTATTGAATATCAACATACCTGAATCAAAATAATCTGTCCAAGGTATCATATAACCATCAAAAAAATATTTACTGTAATTTTCTATACTTCGCAAAATCCAATCATAACTACCTTCATTGTGAACAAAACAGAACTTTCTTTCGCTCATTTCAAATACATTAGGACAATTAGGATGTGGGATAGTATCAGCGTCCACATACATAACTTGGTCGTAATTTATATTATTTGCCTCTAATAAATCAAATACATAATATCTTTGCCAAGACACTGGCATTGTGTCATGAGGTAAGACTTCTTCATTTAAGACAAACAACTCACAATCATTTTTATCACACCATTTCTTCCAAGACTTAGTGCAAAACACATATGGATCACTACGAGTTTCAGCCCATCTGCCAACATCTCTTTGTGAGCCTTTTAGTGTTATGTCTACTATAAAAACTACATTTTTCATAAGTTACAAATTACTCCCTCTCTACCTGTAAATGAAATCCGTTCATTATTCATATTATAACAAACAAAACCATTATATTCGCCAATATGTCTACTAATTGGTAAATTACTTTTTCTTATAGCATTTTTTATTGAGCCGTCTTCCTGTCCATAATCATCGAATATCAAAATCATCTTTGAATTATTCTCTAACAATCGCCTAATGTCATACGATACCAAATCAGTTGAGTGACCAGCATCAACAAATGCTACATCTATATTATTTGGTATTGTAAAATCAGAGCTATATACATCCATTTGATTATACTCTACATTATCAACATCAAAACATTTCTCTTTCATGTGTTTTATATTTTCTTCAGACCTTTCAAATGAATGAACTTTTTTGAAACATTCAGCAAATACTCTTGTCGTATCACCTTTACATGAACCCAACTCTAAACAAACTAAATCTTTTCTACCAGTAAATATTCTAAGTATGTCCTCTTTAAATTTTCTCGAAGTTGTTTTACACCACTCGCCCTTGTGAACTAGCTTATTCAAAAAATGATTTTCGTCATAATTATGTTTTACCAAGTCCCAAGTTTGACTAATTATTTCAGTTCTTTGGTCTTTCGGCAATCCGCTAAAACCCCATACATATCCATATTTGATAAAAAAAGGTGTACGATCTTCATTCAACTGCCAACTAAAATTAAACATTTCTTTACGATGAATATGACATAATTTATAGCTGAATGGTAAATCTAAATTTATATCGACATTATTAATCTGTAACCAATAGTTTAAAGGTGTTTGTTCAGTTCCCTTTCTCACAGTTTTATCTTGTAACTCAACAAATTTGTCTACATTATCATGATATAATTTTTTAAAAGAATTGAAAACATCTTTGTGTTGTTCGTTAAAAATTATTAGACCTGAACTAAAATATTTTTCTTTGTCAAATTTATAACCATCAAAAAAATAGTTATAACCAACTATACTTTTGTATGTCCACCCTAAATTATCTGTGTCTCTCCAAGCAGTAAACTTATGGTTTGTTAATTCAAATACATTTGGTGTGTCCCACTTTATTATATTCATACCATCTACTAAATATATTTGGTCGTAATTAACACCAGCATCATCCAATATATCAAAACAATATATAGCTTTTTGCCAGTTTATTCTAAATTTTGTTAAGTCTTTTTCTATTGGTTCTTCCATAGGGAAAAATATGACATCGTGTTTTTTACACCAATACTCCCAAGACTTTCTAGTGATGTCCATCCATTCCCACCCACCGTATTTCTCAGAGTATTGTTCATTTTTGACTCCCACCCAAAAAACTACATTCTTTTTCATACAACGACCTCGTTATAATATCTTAAAACAGTTATTTCTTTTGGGTAAGGTGGATTAATATTTTTTCCATCAATTAATTTTAATATCATCTCAACAAAATTTATTCCGGCTAAACTAGCAAAATAAGTACCACCACCAAATCTTGGATTTATCTCAACAAATTTAAGGTTAGCATTAATATCTTCTTTCATCTGCAAACATATCGATCCCTTTAACTTTAAAAATCTACATATGTCAGAACAAGTTTTTTCTATATAACTATTCCTAACAACTTTAGCTTTTGTTGAAACACCTTCTTTGGTTTGTAACCTTTTTCTAGGGACTATCGAAAGTGGATTTGAATTCATATCACACAAAACATCAATGGTATATTCTTGACCAGGTAAATATTCTTGGTATATGTATTCTTTTTTATTAACATCCAAACAATTAATATCCTCTTTGCGATAGCAAACTTTAATACCTCTGCTACCAGCAGAATGTTTTCTTGGTTTAGCAAAAAGAGGAAATCCAATATCTTTCACATCTAAAGAAGTCTTTGGTAATGAAAAGTTACTTTTACATTTATTATAAAAATCTAATTTATCAGAGCAAGTCATAATTGATTCGTGACTAGACATAAATAAATGAACATCAAGATGTTCAAACATCTGTGAATGTTTAGAAATAGTTATTATTTCGTTAGAGCTGGTGGGTAATATTAAGTTTATATGTTCTTTCTTAACTATATTTAATAATACCCCTATGTAATCATCATCAAAGGCATTTGGTACTGTGTAAAAACTATCTGATAAGTAAAACCCAGCAGACATTTTATTTGAGTCAACACTAACTATGTTTCCACCAAAGTTAATATCTCTTAACGATTTTATAACACCGTGTGAAGCAGGTCCGCCAGCACTAAGAACTAATATGTTCATTTACTTAAACCTTCTATCTTATACCACTCCTCATTATTGATGCCTTTATCATCAATAAACAAATCATAATCTGGTTTACCTAACTTGACACTATGGTACTTAACACCCCAATCATCTAATTGATCTAATGTGAACTTAAACCAATCTATTTTAGATTTAGTACCCCTTGATGAAAAAAACTGAATGTGATGGCCTTCATCGTATTTTTTATTTATCCACTCGATAACCTCAAGATATGGGACAGCATCTTTATATTCACAATTAGTGCTACATATAGTACCATCTATGTCAAAACAATATCTCATTATATAACAACTCTTATCGCTTCATAACATTCAGCATATTCACAACCAACTTGTAAACCCCTAGTTCTAGCAACATCAAAAATATACTCTTTACTCATAAAAACTCTTTCACCTTGAGTTTTATAACAATCAACCATCTCATATTTTTTATCAATATCTATCTTGCTTAATTTAATAAAAATATCTGTAGAAAATGTTCTGTTATTCCAAGGCATCTCATAGCCAAAAATATTTGTTCTTTTAAAAGCACGAAAACACTCTTGATATAAAACCTGGTGGTCTTGGTGATTGTCATATGATGATGGACATAGAACTAAATCATAATTATTGTCTTTATTTCTGTTCCAAAGAAAATCTAAAATATCTTGTCTTTGTTGGTGGAACATACGAGGAGTAAAATCTAAAAACTCTCCTTCGATATTTAAAATAGACATAGCAGATTTAAATTCTTCAACCGGATCTCCAATTGATAATGGTTGAGCTGAAGAAAATGAAATAGAATGAATTTCTATGTTTGGGTTTTCATTTTTTAGTTTAGATAAAAAACCACCACATCCTAATTCTATATCATCTGTATGTGGCGCTAATGCTAAGACCTTATTATACATTTATAACCTTTACTTTGTATATATATAAATATAGTTAAATAGTTGAAACACCATGTTTTTGAACCACTATTTTAGTGCAATCTTGAGCAAATGATATTGCTGAAAAAATATTTTTTGTTTTAACATATTCTTTGGTTAATCCAGCAAGAAAGGTATCACCAGCACCAGAAATGTCTTTGACTGGAACATCATCAGTTGAATAAATTTTACCTTGAAATTCACAACCATTTCTTCCCTTAGTTATTATAGTTTTCTTAAGAATATGATGATTGCCAGGTGTTTCAAAAAAATCTTTGTTTTGTTCATACTCTAAATCATTAATTTTTAAATAGTCACAATCTACTATCCACTTACCTAATCTCTTTTTTGTGTCAACAAAGACATTAGTATTATTTTCACATATAAATTTAATATCATCTTCAAGTAAAAACCCTTTATCATAATCTGATATAATTATGGCGTCTACCTCTATTTCACCTGTCATTGGTATATGACATTTATTATTTTGAATAGTTGATAAGATAACCTCATCTATCCTATCACAATAATCATGATTGTCTACCCTTAAAACCAATTGATTAGATTTATCATCAACATATCTTACTTTTTCAATACTATTTGTATTAGTTATGGTATGAATGGTTACACCCAAAGCCTCAATATTTTTAGATACATTACGAGCCATGCCATCATTTGTCCTTGTCTTTATTGGATTAAAAACTGCAACAGGAGCTTCTGGTGCTAATCTTTTTACTTTGCCGTATATGAATACATCTTTACAACTATCACCAACCACTAATATCTTCATAATAAAAAGTCCTCTTTTTTTAACTTGTCGTAAACTTCTTTTTGGCTATCACCTGGTGAAACCCTATAAGAATCTGAATCTTTATGATGAGTTGATACTTCAAATATCTTACCATCAGTAAGAGCTTCTAATTGATGTGGTTGTCCTGGATATTGTCTAACTACCCAACCTGGTGATATTGTCATAGATTGTTTAAGTGCAGTTTCAGTATCTATAAAAGAATAATAAAAATTTCCTTTTTCTACCCACCAAGTTTCATCTTTTTCCATATGAAAATGCATTGAAAACTTACAACCCTTTTTAAACTCTAATATCTTACCACAATACATTTCATTGTTTTCTATGATAATTTCTCTCCCCCAACCTTTTGGTATTGTACAACACTCCTCTACAAGCGCATCGGTTCTTATTTCACCATTTCTCATTGTCACCAGCTAACCTCCCAATCTTTAAACTCAGCAGCGATACAATCTATTTTATAATCTTTCCTACTATTATCATTAACATGATCTTGTATAATGTTTTTTGCTGTATTTCTAATACCATTCAATCCGTGAGTTAAACCAAGATTCCCATCCCCCTCACCTGCTCTATACTTTGTTTCGTTGTGCCATATATGTAAATTCATCTGAGCTAAAACAATAATTGCTCTTATCATTTCACCACTTGGTTTTTCCCAATTCATCAACATATCTATATCATGAACTATATCCTTAATCTCTTTTGCATATTCTTTTTTATGTTCTGGAATAAAAACCTCTTTCAACTGAATAATAGAAAGTCTATCTATCAACTCAGCCAGAGTTGGTAAGTATTTTCTCATTTAATATTGTCCTCTATTGTTTTAGTTATGCTTTCAACATCCAAACCAAAATATTTTCTAGCGTCATTAACATCGCCGTATTTTGTATAAAACTCATCTCTTATACCAAACTTTTTTACTTTATCTTCTGAAACTTCATTTATTGCTTCATACAATCCGTTTACATCTTGAAAAACAATAATATTAGTATTATTATATTTTTGTATTAAATCTTTGTCTATCGGTTTGATAGTATGAAAATAAAGTAAATTAACATCTAACCATTTAGCTGCTTCGTATACATTAGTTAATATAGGACCAGAAGTAGCTATTGTTGTTTTAGATCCTTTATTAATCATTTCTACTCCTTTACCAAACTCAACATCAATATTTATTTCATGTGGAAAGTCTGATAGTCTGTAGTATGTAGTCTTTTCATTATCGTACTGACTTCTAACTAAAGTGTCAACCTCTTTATTAGATCCTGGTTGTAATACCTCTATATTAGGTAACATTCTTAAATTAGAAATATCATTATGACAATGGTGTGAAGCACCATCATAAGCATAATCAAATGTAGCACCACAGGTCACTATGTTACCATTAAAATCATTATAAAGCATATCTAATTTTATTTGTTCATAACTTCTGTCGGACAAAAAGGGATTGATAGTGTGAACAAATGGAATTAATCCTTGAGATGACAGTCCAGCAGAAACACTAACCAATGAATTTTCCCCAATAGCTAAATTAAAAACTTTATTTGGATTTTTTATTTTAAAATCATCGAAAAGATAAACACTAACATCACCAAGTATTAAAACTATTTTTTCATCGTTTATATCTATAATAGTTTCTTTAAATTGTTTTCTCATTTAACTCATCCATAAAAATTTTATAATAATCATCATTTGGAACTTTACTATGCCACTCAAACTTGTTTTCAATCAGAGTTCTACAAGGATAGCCTTTTATAGTTTCAGCAACTATAACAAGTGGTTTATTTTTTTTCCCACATTTAAAAGCGTTTTTAATTTTATTTACATCATGTCCAAATATTTTTTCAACGGCACAACCAAATTCTTTACACACTCCATCGATGTTACTTAATTGTAAACCCCTTGTTTGAGATTTATTAACATCGAAAATTATAACTAAATTATCTAATTTTTCATTAACAGCAATCATTATTGATTCCCAAACAGAACCTTCGTTTGCTTCGCCATCACCTACTAAGACATAAACTTTTCTATAACTTTTTTTTATTTTAAATGCTAGTGCCATACCTACAGCAATTCCAATACCATGACCTAAAGAGCCAGTAGAAGACTCCACGCCAGGAACTTTTAGTCTATCTGGATGACCACCAAATTTACTGTTATATTTTTTTAATGTTTTTATATCATCTAATGCAAAGTAACCATGATGTGATAGTATGGTATAATAAGAAAGAGAAGCGTGCCCTTTACTTAAAATAAAAATGTCTCTACCTTCCCAATTTGTATTTTTTGGATTGTGATTCATATGATTATAAACAGAATCGATAAGTTCAACTACAGAGTAATCTGTCCCTAACCTACCTTGAGTAGTTGTTCTAGCAAGATTTAATATATCTTTTCTAATATCAATATACTTTTGTTCCATTATCTATCTCTCTTAGACAGTATTGGATTATCTATAGGCCAATCTATACCTATTCTCTTATCATTCCATTTAAGGGTAAATTGATCACTAACATCAGGATAGTCACCATCATATGACCATTTATATGTTAAAACAGAATGTTCACTCATCACACAAAAACCATTTACAAAGTAAGGTGGAACTAAAACCATTTTTTTGTTATGTTGTGATAGCATAACCCAATCCCATTGTAAATATGTTGGGGAATTTTTTCTGTAATCCACTACTACATAATACAATTCGCCGTGTAAACAAGTTGCTAATTTCCAAGATTTAGTATCACCGTGTAATCCTCTAATGACATTCTTACGAGAAGTTGAAACTTTATCATGATTGAATTTTATGGGATAATCCCACTCATCTTCTTTCCAAGTAGTCCACAACTCGCCTCTGTAATCTACAAAAGAACTTGGTTGTATTACGCTAACTAAACCTTCGAATATTCGTTTGTTCATAATACTTTTCTCCAATATTCTAATAAATCTTCACATACATTAGTTAAATTTTTTCTAGGCGTCCACCCAAACTGATTTCTGAATTTATTAGTATCTGGTATCTGTAAAGTAATATCTGTAGGTCTTACTCTATCTTTGTCTAATTTTTTTTGTAATCCATCCTTAGTAGACATACTAATTAGTTTATCTAAAGCATCACCAACTGTACAAGTTTCACTCCCACCGATATTGTAAACCTCTCCAAATTTATTACTATTAGAGCACACCCAATAAGCACTTATAGCATCATCAATGTGAGCGTAAGTTCTTGTAGATTCTAAATTACCGTGTCTTATAAATCCATCACCCTTGCCTTTTTCGTTTAATACGATTTGATGAGCAAATGAAGATAGAGCAAATTGCTTACCCCTACGAGCACCCTCATGACTAAACATACGAGTTATGATAATTTTCATACCGAATGCTTTATGATAATACTGAGACATTAGATCATGTCCAACTTTTGAAATTGAATATGGATTAGCTGCTCTGATAGGGTTTGTTTCTTTAATTGGAACTTCACTCTCTTCTGGCATACCATAAACTTCACTGGTTGATACGCTAACAATTATAGGATCATATTCAGAATCTTTTATTGATTCTAACAAATGTGTCGTACCAACGGTATTGGTTTGTAAAGTTATGACTGGTGTCTTAAAACTTACTTCAGGAAAACTTTGAGCAGCAAAATGAAATATTTTACTTGGTTTAGATATATCTACCGCTCTCTTAATACTTAGACTATCCAATAAATCACAATCAATAAATTCTAATCTATCGTCATCAATATGATCTAAATTTTTAGTGTCTTCCATCCATCGTTTTGTACAATATATTTTTTGGTTTGGTTTTATGGCGTATTCTAAAATGTAATCAATCATGTGACTACCGACAAAACCTGTACCACCAGTTATTAATATATTCATAACGAATTTAACTCCTCACACAAACTAAGAATATCTTCTCTAACTAATTCAGGATGATTACCAATATATAAACCAAACGAATGTATGTGATCTACATTCTTCAAATCATGTTTGATTATATCATACCCCTCTAAATAAGGTTGTCTAGCTTGGTTACCACCACCAGCAGTTCCAACTCTATACTCTATCTTTTTTTCAGCTAATAATTTACAACATTTATTGAACAAATCCAAATCTTTTTTAGTCAAAATTAATGGTAATGCAAAATTACTATTCCCATTTTTTTCATAGTCAACCATAAACTTATCAGAATTTAAATTATCAACCCAAACAATAAAGTTTTTTGACCTTTGTTCACAATTAAAATCCAATCTTTTTAATTGTTGTAAACCTAATACAGCATTAATTTCTTGATTTCTAAAATTATAACCAGGCACAGCAAAAGTAAACAATGGATTTAAATCAGAATACTTTTTTTTGTATTCATTTATTAATGAAGGCGAGGCTTCTCTTGTCATACCGTGTGACCTAAACAATTTAGCTAAATCATATATGTCACTATTATTAGTACATACCATACCACCCTCAATAGTGGTTATATGATGACCAAAGTAAAAAGAAAAATTAGAAACATCACCAAAGTTACCAACTTTAATTCCGTTGTGTTCAACTCCATGAGATTCACAACAATCTTCCATCAAAAATAAACTGTTCTTTTTACAAAAATCTACCAATTCCTCACTTATAGCATTGAAACCCAACACATGAACTAAACAAACACCAACAGTATAGTCGGTAACTGCTGCTTTTATATTCTCTAAAGTAATGGACATATTTTTAAAATCAACATCAACAAATACAGGAGTAAATCCTAGATTTATTAAAGGAGCTACATCTGAAACCCATCCTAAAGGCGAAACAATTACCTCTCCCAACCCATGTGTTTCTTTCATTATAGAAGTCATCATATAATTCGCAGAAGCACCTGAGTTTACAAAAACAGAATGCTCACATCCTAAATATTTAGACCAGGCCTTTTCAAACTCCTTTACTTTAGCACCATTAGTGAATCGTTGATTAGGTGTATTAATAAAATCCACCATCGCTTTTTTATCACCGCTTGTTATACTATCATTTATTAATTGCCATTTAAATTCCATATTATTACCCTATTTCTATTGTATCGTGGATATAAGATACTGGTATTTTATCGTATTTATCATCTTTAAATCTATTATAACATTCTTGTAAAGTTTCATTAGCTTTAACAAATGTTTTTTTGCCAACCTTTAAAATTTCACTTATGTCAATCTGACTCATCTTTCTACCACTATCTTTTTGTTTTAATATACCATCTGAACTTTTTAGTTTTAATCCGATGTCTATGGAAACTCTTAACCCACCGTTATTTTTGAGTGTTCTATGTAGACAAGCGTGATCGAAAATAGTTATAGTTCCAAATTTCAAGTTACTAATATGTTCAAAATCTGTAAAAGTTTTTTGTCCATTAGAATAATTAGGTTGAGTATCAAAAAATGATGGTTGAACTTCACCGATTACTTTATTAAATTCTAAAGATGTAGTTTTATCTCCTAACACACCAATAGTTAATATAGCGTCACCCTTATGACCAGCCCACGCATCGGAGTGTAATCTTGATGTTGCTGACAATCTTGAATCTGCATTGGAAACTTTACCATCAACTATTCTTACTGTAGTAAGATCAAAAGAACTAAACTGATTAACTAAGTTTTTTTTAATTAAAATATCATTAATGTGACTTTGTATTTTATTATAAACATCTACATTTTCAACTTTTGGGTAAAAAGCACCATTTGGCGTTCTATTTGGTAAATTTAAAATATTATTTTTATACTCTTTTAAAAAATTATCTGATTTTTTAAATGTTTTTTTGTAGAACTCATTACAAGTTTTTATTATGTATTCTTCAAGTAAGTTTTTTAATTTTTTATTGTCAACTTCATCTATTAATAATTCTAAACAGACACCGCCGTCAAAAGATACCTCACATTCTCTACGAATATCATCGTATAATTTCTCTCTATCACTAAGATTATTCAACATCTATAAAATCCTTAATTTTATTAAAAATTGAATCAGCCGATAAGCCATTTTTTTCTAAATGATAATCTCTATCACCATTTTCAAAAATATATCTCTCTGGTAAACCTAATCTAAGAACGGGTTTTAAAGTTTTATTGTCTGACAAACCCTCTAAAATTACAGAACCAACTCCTCCTGATAAAGTTTGTTCCTCAACAGATACAATGTGTGTGTAATCAGTAAAAGTTTTTTTACTTATTGGATTAGGTTTTAATTGATGTAAGTCATAAAGACTAACTTGATAATTTTCACTCTGTAATTTATCCCATACATCTAAACATCTTCCAAGAATATAACCGTGTGAAACTAAAGCTATTCTTGGATCATTAAATATGCTAAGACTGTCATATAATCCTGGTTTTAGTAACTCGATACCAGAACCTAAACCATCTGTATCGTTGTCAAATCTTGTATCATAATTTCTCTCTAAGCGGATGTATCTTAATTTTTGTTTTTCATACGATAATTTAACTAACTCTTTTGTTTTGTATATGTTACGAGGACAATTAATCTCTATACCTAATAAAGATCTCATATAGGCAATATCCTCAGTTGGAGCGTGTGCAGGACCTGCTGGCATATAACCCAACCCAACACCCGATCCTAAGATGGTGATTGGATTGTTTCCCATGGCACACGAGTATCTAATTTGTTCAAAACATCTGGCAACCCAAGCTCCCATAAAATAAACATATACTTTCTTACCTTGGGCAGATAATCCAGCAGCGAAGTTTATTGTGTGTTGTTCTGAAATACCAGTAGCAAAAAACTGACTTGGTAATTCATCTCTCCATTGATCTAACGCGGGCGCTCCCATGTCAACACTAAGCATTAAAACATCTTTATCTTTTTTAGCTATTTTAAATAAATCATCTATAAAAGTATCCCTCTGTGTCATGATAACTCCTCTAATCCTGTTTTTATATCTTCATCTTTTTTTGGTATTATAGTGTGGTATTGCCAAACACCTTCCATATAACTAACACCCTTGCCTTTAATTGTATTTGCTATAATAACCTGTGGTTTATTATTAGTTTGCGCAAATACAGTTCTCATTTTGTCAAAATCATGACCATCAACACTAACAACATCAAACCCAAAGCTTTTAAATTTATCCTCAAGTGGGTTTAATTTTAATAATTCTTCAGTATTACCCAAAATGCCTAATTGATTTCTGTCTACAATTAATTTTATATTATTCAAATTGTGATGGGATATAAACATTAAAGTTTCCCATACTGAACCCTCGTATAACTCGGCATCACCTAACATCACATATACATTTTTGTCACTATCATATGCTAATCCACAAGCATAACCTATGTTATTTCCTAAAGAACCACCAACATGGTAACAACCAGGTATTGTCCAATCTGAGTGTAGTCTTAAAATACCCTCTGGTGTACAATATTTTTCTAACTCGTCTTTTGGAAAATATCCCAAATCGGATAATATAGGATAAACTGCTGGAGAGCCGTGAGCTTTACTGAATATCATTATGTCTTCTTCATGGTTAAAGATAGTTTTTTCATCACAGTATAATGAAACTAATATGTCAACATTAGACAAACAACTTGCTAGATGACCTATTCCACTTTTTGTTTTAAAGTTAAAAATTCTTTTTCTAACTGATTTTGCTTTATCTTTTAATATTTCATTAGACATTTCTACCCTCTTAATATTAATTGTTAAAAATAATTCCTATACCTCTAGAATCACCAGATGATTTATAACCTTGATTGTATTCTATTCTATGTGTCGGACTCCAATCCATCAAAGCGTCTTTAATATATTCGTAATCAAATCTTTGTTCTTTACCATCGACTATGTAAGTATCATAACCTAATCTATTAGAATCATCTTTATCTAATTCACCCCACACTGGAACAAATATATCATGGACCATAATTATCCCTTTATTTTTAGGTAAAACTTTTATTTCATCATTTATAGGCCAATAAGATTCAGCTTTACTCCCAAGACCAGCAGCACTCATATGAGCATCTAAAAAGAAAATCGTATTATCAAAGTTCATTGTATCCACTAATTTAGATAAAACATCTGGCGAATTTCCATTAAAAATTTTAAAGTTACTTCTTGAATTGTTTAATAATCTATTCGTTGTTTCTTTTACATACTTTTCTGAAATTTCTATACCTATTATTTCATCAACCAAAAAAGATAATTCAGTAGTTGATCTACCCTCATATGTGCCACACTCTACTATCGTGTCTATGTTATACTCCTTTATTATCTCATAAACTCTATCTAAAAAATAAGTATCGGCAGTAGCATATCCTTTATTATTCGGCCTATCATAAGTTTGTTTAATAAAATTTTTTGGTAGATTCAAATTATTCTCCTAATATTTTTCTTTTCAATTTTACTTTAGTATTTTCTAAAATGTTATTAGCAGCTACATCACCATATTTTTTTCTTACTTTATCTAAAAATGGTTTGTAAGTATGATACTCCAAGTAAGCTTCATCCCTAAATTTTAATATTTCCTCTGGTGTTAATTCATCAGTAGGTAAAGGTTTTGTGGTGTAAGCATGAAAAGAATATCCAGCATAATCTTCAGGCATTTCTACACCAGCATCGACTGCCTCCTTATACAACTGACTGCCTGGTAAAGGCATAGCAGCATAGGCATTCCAAGCCATAGAGCACAACTCCTTACTTAAATCTAAAGTTTTTCTCATAGTTTCATGTGTATCTCCTGGTAAACCGAACATATAATTAGCCATAACATTTATACCAGCATCCTCTATTCTTTTTACAACATCAGTTATATCTACATCTTTAAACTTACCCTTAGATACTTCTAGTCTTACATTTCTATCGGCACTTTCAATTCCAAGACACAACCACTTTATACCAGCTTTTCTAACTAATTTTAAAATTTCAGGCTTACTTATTGTATCAACTCTTGAATAAGTCCACATAATTAAATCATCAGAGTATTCTCTTTCAGATAATAATTTTATTAGAGGTAGATAATACTTTTTGTTAAACAAAAACATTTCATCAGCTATCCGGATAGTTTTTACACCCATATTATTAAGTTTATCAAATTCTTTAATAATAAAATCAGGTGACCAGAATCTCATCTTATTGTAATTACTCGCGACACCCGTTTCCTCTAAATCGTCTCTATTTAGGATATTAATCATACAGAATGAACATTGAAAAACACATCCTAAAGAAGTATAAAGAGCAGCATATGGTGTTCTTTTTTTATGGTCGTATTCTCCATGCCACATCGGTGAACGATACAAATCAAGTGGTTTTTCTTTATAAGGTAATAAATCCCAAGCGTAACCTGGTAAATCTAAATCCATCCTCTCTTGTGGCACTATCTTTTCTGGCGCGGTTAAAAATGGTTTACCATCTTTTACAAACCCAATTCCCTTTATGTTCTCTAATTCTCTTAGATCTGTTAAATCTTCTAATTTTAGTACATTCCATAAAGAATAAACACCTTCGTTTGTAAAAATAATGTCTATGTTCGGCTCCTCATCTAAAACTTTGTAAGGTAATGCTTGAACATGAGAACCAACAAATGAGACTGGTATTTTTATGCCTTTATCTTTAATCGCATTTGCCAATCTAACCGCACCACTCATCTGTGTAGTTCCAGAATTTACATTTTCTCCATATACACAAAAAGTAATTAGTCTAGGATTTACTTTTTCAATATGTTTTACGGCATCGTCTATCAACATTTTTTCTGCCAGAACATCTAATACACCGACATCATAACCTTGTGATCTACAAGATTGTGAGAGTAATAACAACCAATAAGGCGTCCCTATACCAGAATAATCAGTAGATAATCCTTGATAAACATCCTTAGCACTTCCAGGATTTATAAATAAAACATCCACTATACATCTCCCCAATATCTTTCAATTTCATTTGATACTGATTTAAAACTATTCAGTTCATTAACTTTTTTCCATGCGTGTTGCACAACTTCAAATCTTTTGGTGGGATTATTCATATACTCGACCATTTTCTTTTCTAAAATATCTTCATCAATAGTCGCTGTTTCAGGATAGTATATATGATGGTGATGATTTAATCCACCTATATTAATAGAACCTACCATAGCAACTTGAACAACTTGTGTGCCTGGATGTATGGTGGTAGGATCTAAATTAAAATGATACAAATAAGGACTCCATAAGTCTATAAATTCTTTATGCCCTAAGTGTGCAAAATCTTGTCCACCTTTAAGTGGTTTTGTTTTTACTGGTAAATTATATTTATCACCTATATAATTAGCAAATTCGTATGTCCTACCCCTACGATGTAATGGATTGGGTATGTACGCATAAATACCATTAATTTTTTCATCAGAATAAAAATTATCATAATAGTAATCAATATTCTGTGGTTGTTTGAAAAATTTGATTTTCATGCCAGTATACTCTTCTATAGGACCGAACACTTTCATCGTTTCCTCATTCTTAGGACACTCAGCGTGTAAATCATCACAAGATTTTAAAAACTTAAATCTATTTTGAACTCTATGTTCCTTGACATTAACTTCTTTTAAAGAACCTATAACTCTAGCACTAGGATACCTTTTCTTTATTCTTTCAACACTATAATCATTCCAACAATGGTTATCTAGTCCTTGTCTTTCACAAGCATAAAATATTAAGTCTACATCCAAATCAGGAAAATTTATCCCTTTATCAACCCACTCACTTAAGTTTAAAAAACTACTTCCCTTTCCAAACCATTGATAATTATGAATTACTGGAAAACATTTTGACGACATAGAATGATGAAAGCTATAGGGTTTGTTCGTCCAATAGCTAAACGCCTCTCCATTCTTAACATAATAAGAATCTATGTTGATTGCCGAATCCCAAAAAACCGCTACTTTCATTTATTTACTACTTTACTTATATACTCAGATAGTTTTTTCTTTGGTGACCAATCTAATGTTTGATTTGCTTTTGAATAATCACATAATGTAACATCATATTCGCCAGGTCTTGCTGGAATGTACTCAACCACATCTTGACCGAACATTTCAGTTACTTCCAAAATTGAATGATTAACTCCACTACCTAATTCAAATATTTCTCCAGCATATCTCATATCAACAACACCATGCATAGCTTCGTGACATTTTACAATCCCATCAACTATATCGTCTATGTGTGTAAAATCTCGTCTTTGTTCTCCATCACCTGTAACTGTAAATGGTTTACCCTCACGATATTGTTTTTCAAAAATCCCTATTACTGTTGCATAAGTTCCACTCTCTAACTGATGAGGACCATAAACATTATAAAACCTGCAGATTGTTGTTGGTAAACCATAAACTTTACTGTAAAGTTCGCACAATTGTTCTCCACCAAACTTAGACCAAGCATAAGGACTACCCCACAATCCGTGATGAAAAGAACTAGAACCAGCAAAAACAAGAGGACATTGTTTACTTCTAGCCCACTCTAATATATTAAGTGTACTATCAAAATTATTTTGAATAGCAGTTACTGGATCTTCGATAGATGGTTGTATTCTAGCAAGTGCTGCTAAATGGAATATTGTATCTGGTTTTTCCATAAAAAAATCATAGTCATAAACATGACATAAATCCACATCAAAGTATTGAACATTTTTATGTTTTATCTCGTTACTTTTTTTACCAGTTGAATAATTATCTAAACACACGACTTTATGGTCATCAGCCAACAATCTCTTTATTAGGTTTGTTCCTACAAATCCAACTCCACCTGTGACTATTATTTTCATTTCAAAATCTCTGAATATTTTTTGTTTTGCTCCATTTGTCTATCTATTGTTTTTGGGTGAATAATAGAGTATTTTTGTTCCATTGGTAAGTGAGCATAAGTTTGAAAACCTGTTATCATCTCGTGAACTGGTCTTTCCCAACGAATATTTGGTCTGTTACGAAAAACACGACCTTGCCAGTCGGGATAATTTACCCAACCTTTTTCATTTACTTGCCAACGCCAATAACGAATATGTTCCTCTGTTAAACCCTCTACAGTATTTATTCTAGGCAAGTAAATTAAATCAACTTGATTACCCTCTAATATCTCATGAATATCCTTCATAAACCAGTGAGATATTAATTCATCCGCATCTAAATTAAAACTGTAATCGCCTGAACACATATTTTTTAAGTAGTTCTTTTGTGTGGCAAAATCACCTAAAAGATTTCTTTGCTCAAAAACTATGTTTTGAGTGGACACATAAAAATCTAAAATTGATTTAGTTTTTTTATTATCAGAGAAGTCGTCAAGTATTACAATTTCATCTTGTGGTTCTTTATATTTAACCAAACAATCTAATAGCTTTTCAAGACTATCTGTTTCATTATGAACTAATATAGAATAACTAATTTTCATTGAATAAATTCTGAATTTATTTGTGTAACCTTTAATGATGATAACTTAGTAAGTTTATACGACCTATATGCTTGCTGAAAATATTTATCAGATGATACAACATCACTATAAAATCTATTAGGTGACATAGCACTTCTTTTCTTTGAATTAGATATTTGAATACGAAAATAATCTTCTTTTAAAGATAATAGATTTTCAACCTCGTCTATCTCAGTTTTTTTAAAGTCAGTAACTTGAAATAATTTTTTTAATTTAGTTGGATTAAGATAATTTAAATTTAGTCCATCTAAATTTTTATTTTTTTTATTATTATTTAAAAAAAGAAGTATAGGTCTTGAATCAGTTACACCTTGCTCTGAATAATTAAATGTAAGTATCATACCAGGTAATAACCTACTAGCAGCAATAGTTTGAATAGATTTAATTATTCTTCTGTTGTTGTATCTTGTGGCCAATTAACTTCTCCAATTTTTCTACCATTTTAAAAGCATCTGTAAATAATGGTACTACCACTTCTGTTTTAGGATCTAAATGAGCAAAAACCCTCCACTTTAATTCTTTTTCTTTAACCATAGGTACGACTTGATAATTTTCTGTAGTAAATACAGACGGTGCCCAAAATCTTTTACCTAGTTTTCTACAAACATCCTTAAACTCTTGTGGAAATGGATTATCACTTATGTGGTCTTTCATATTATTATTAGAACCAAACCCACAACCCAAGCACTGCATATTCTGTTCCTCATCTCCAAGTAAAACAAGATTATCTCCAGTATTTTCCTCTCCATCGTCTTCTAAACATACAGGACATTTGACTCTTAGTATAAAGTCTTCCATTATGTTACCTTTTTTAGTTTAGGTAATTTTAACTTCTGTGGTTTTGGAGATTTTCCACTTACTTTTTTAAGTTTAGGTAATTTTAAGTTGACTGATTGAGGAACTGACTTTAAACATTCATCTAAAATTTTATTAAACTCTTTTGCCATAGCACCTAAAGAAAACTCTCGTCTATTTTTCTTACCCAAACGGTTAGCCTTTTTCTGTATTAATTTTCTTTTCTTGTAAAAAGTTCTAATCTTTCTAACCACATCAGCCTCATTTACATTAAACCATTTTGATGGTTCAATGATGATGTTTTCCCATAAAACACTTTTTGGAACTTCTTTAATAAAACCATCAATCAACATGGATTCTGAATCAGTAAGAAAGTCAAGATGACCACTCCACTTTGAAGCAATCACAGGCAAGTCACAACAACTAGCCTCTAACATTGGTCTTCCAAATCCCTCACCATGAGTACAAGTAATGAAAGCACCAATTTTTGGATGATTATAAAGAGTTGACATTTCCTCTATCGTAAAATCACCGTGTATCAAGTAAACATTTGGCAAGTTAACACCTGAAAACATATCTTTAACTTGTTGTATTTTCTTTTTTATTTCATGTTTATCAAGAATACTAAAATTGGCTCCATTTGTTTTTAAAACTAACGCAGGAGCGTTTTTTATATTGGCAAAGGCTTTAAAAAACGATTTAATTAAAATACCAATATTTTTTCTGTCTTCTCCAAATCTTTGTTGTCCCCATTGACCAACATGAAGATAAGCAAATTCCTCTTTAATAAGTTTATCTAATTCTTCGTATAAATTTTTCTCTAAATCATGTTTTTTCTTCGGACTATACACATCAACATCAATACCCTCGAATAAAACTTTGATAGGTCTTTCATTTTTTACCACGCCAACTCTTTGTTTTTGACCATTAGGTAAATCTTCCATTTTGTCGTAACTACACTTATTAAAAGTATTCGCAGTAAATCTAGATGGAACAATATTTAAGTTCATTCGGTTCATTCCATCCAAAAATTGTGGCGAAACAACATCGGTTTCCACACCAGCAGTTATACCAATATTTACCTTTGCCCCATTCGCAAACTCGTTAGGTATTCTAATATCAATTAAAACATCTGGTTGTCCTTGTATTTTATCACTAGAGGTAAAACAATCTAATAACTTTTTGTGTCTTGGGACTTCTGGTCGTAAGTGGTTTCTTGGAGTGCTTCCCCACCTAACATCGAGACATTGAATATTTAAATCCTCTCTATCCATAATCGAATAAAATATAGAACGAGCATGGTCACCATAACCACTACGAGTGTTAAAAGGTGCAATCATAACTACTGAGCGTTTCATACTGCCTCCATCACATATTTTTTCTTAGGTGTCCAATTATCAAACGCACCATTCATAGACTTAATAAAATTTTCACCCATAGCTTTTGATGTCATCATATTTTCTTTACAAAAATCTATTCCCATTGAGCCTAATCTTTTTCTTTGTTCTCTGCCCATATCATATAAATTTTTTAACTGAACAGCGGCATCTTCAGGCTTACACCTATCATCCCAAATATAAGGAGTCATGGGTGAACCTTGTAATGACCTATTAGAAGGATAGACAGGAAAAACCCACTCACCGTGGTCTGTATATGTTGCTTCATGATTAGATCCTAACTCCACATAGTCTTCAGGTGTTAAATATTTTTTATTCTTTTTAAATCCACATTGGTCTTGAAGTCCACCTGTAACATTTACTATAATTGGTGTTCCTACTGTCATCGCTTCACAACTACCTAAACCAAATCCCTCATTACTAGCTAAATTAATATAAACATCAGCCGAATTGAATAATGTATTCATTTCTCCATCATTAAAAGCTCTATCATCGGTATTATAAGTAAAACAAACATCATAATTAGGAATTAAATGTTTGTGAACTCTTGGTAAATCTGTTCCATTTTCATCACTTGGTTGACAATGAAATATTAACACACATTCTTTTTGTTGTTTTGGTGTTAATTCGTCCATAAAGTATTTATAAGCAAGTAAAACATCACCTGGTTGTTTTCTTCTAATGTTCCTATTACTATAAAGTATCTTAAACTTTTTGTCGGTCAGATTGTGTTTAGCATCAAAGTCCAAAATTTTAACATCATCATCTTCCATCTTAAAGAACCTTCTAGGAGAAATACCGTGTGGAACATATGTTATTTGCCAATCTTCATACTCCGGTAATAATCTTTTATTAATACCGTAAGTTTGTTTGGATATTCCCATCAATAAATCAGAACTCTTGTAGTAGTTTGTATTGTACTGTGGATCTGGTAAATCGTCCCAAATATTGTAATAAAATATTGGCATGGTTTGTCTGATTTCAGCTTCCATATTATAAAACCAAATCCAAAAACGAGGATCTGTATAATGAAGAATAGCATCAGGTTTCTCTATTTGAATAACTTCTCTTAATATATCTTCATTACCATATCCATCCACAGGATATATTTTTAAATAACCATTTTTGATACCAAAGTCTTCAAGACCTTGAGACATATCAATAATTTTACCTTTTTCAGGATGATTTATGGCACCACCTATCTGAACCCAATCATATTCATTTAATGTTTCAAATACAATGTCTTTAGATACAGTAGCAACTCCACTATGCATCCTTAAATCATCTGACATTAGTAATATTTTTTTCTTAGCCATTTATAAGTTTCCTCGTATCATCTCCACTATAATCTTTTGGAAAATATTTGTTTAAAACACTTAATTTATCATCATATTCTGCTATTACTGCTAACTCTTTTTCAATTGTCTCCATTATGTCAGGATGTTCGGCAACACCTACTGTATTTTGTAGTAAGTTTTCAACATTCATACGATGTTTTTCAATCTCTCCTTCAAAATTAATCTTACAAGCTCTTATTAGTTCATATCTCATTAAAACTGACTCCCACTCGTGTAGAGTTTATCGTAACTTTCAATTTGTTCTCTAATAGAGTTGTCGTGGATATATTGATGAACAGACCTATTCACTAACTTTTGTAAATTCATTGATGTATTCACAGTTTTAAACTTAAATTGTTCATATAATGATTTAATTATTTTAACAGAAGTTAGTTTTGTTAAATTATCTTTTTTCATAACCCATTCCTTGTTATTATAACTCGTATATATAAATATATAAATTAATTAATAACAATAGTTTTTTTTCCAAATTTTTTAGCATAACCTATCGTAGACATAGAACCTGGTGAATCAACTCCTCTTGGAATAAATGCCACTACATATTCTGAATAGATAGCAATCTGTTTATTACGAGCAAAAAAGTTTTTTACACTATATGGTTTTCCATAATTTCTTTTATGTAGGGGACAATATAAATTGTGTGCTTTATGTGCTGGTGGATATTCTTCATATTGTAAACCTAACTCAAGAGCATATTTCTTAGCATAAAAATCAGCTCCTTGCCGACATCCACCACTCACTATTATAGTGTCATCACCTTTATCATGTTTTAACTTAAATATAAACTCTTTAATTTTCTTTCGGTTTTCGTATTCACGACTACCTACTATTCCCACCTTTAAAGGATTTTCCCCCATTTACAATGCTCCGTATCATAAAATTCACAAAACTTACAAACCTTACCTGGTTTGGCCGCATAAGTCCTCTCTAATAAATAATTACCTTTCTCATCAAATACACTAGTTCTAAACTCCTCAAACTTTTTCATTGTTTTATTTATACTTGGAACTCCATTTGCTGGTTCAAATTTTTGTAGCCTTATAACAGGAAAGTCAGGATCTTTTGGTATTTTTCTTTTTAAAATCAAAAACATCACATCAATTTTGTCCAAAGAAACATCAAATAGCTCAGAATAGTATTTTTTGTAAAGTAATAATTGAGATTTTTTGTTGAAATCTTTTTTCTGAAAGTCTGTCCAACCACGAGTCGCAGTTTTTAAATCAATAATAACAATTCTACCAGATATTTTGTTTCTCAATACAACATCTAAAAAGCCCATCATTTGGACACCCTCTTGAATATCTTTAAGTATAGGAAACTCTATGCCGACTAACTCCCAATTCTGTTTCATAAAATATTTATTACGATATTTTCTGAAGTGTCCTAATATAGAAACTCCATCTTGATAAAACTCCATCATCTCATCTTGAGTACAAGGTAATATATCTTGGCTTTCTTTTATCTTAGTAAATTCTATAACCATCTCTTCCTTTAAACGAGACTCCATATCAAGTTTGTCCGCCGCAACGATAGATTTGTTATACATTACAGATAAATACTCTTGTATGACCGTATGCATAGCAGAGCCAAATAATGTATGTATGTTACCTACGAACACTCCTAGCTTATCTATATACCGAAGTTTCCATTTAAGGTTACAATCGTTATAAGTGGTAAACTGACTATGTGATATATGTGCCATTAAATAATCTCGTCAATCATTCCATACTTTAAACAAGTCTCGGCATCCCACATTAAATCATGTTTTAGTATTTCGTCCAATTTTTTCATAGGTAGTTTTGTGTATTGTTTGTAAATATTTTTTATAGATTTCATCATCAAATCAAGGTTCTGTTTTTCATCCTCAAAATTAGAGTATGTACCCCAAAAACCAGTTGACAATTGATGAATTAACATATAAGAGTTTCTACTCATGAACCTTTTCGTTCCAACTACTGTCATAAAAGTAGCAGCACTTGCCGAGAATCCATCAACATAAGTCCACACAGGTACTTTACACCTTATGATTGTGTCCATCGAAGCAATCCCACTCACAATCGTTCCACCACCAGAGTTTATCAAAAGTTTTATAGGTGGTTTTTCAATATCAAGAGTGTTGGATAAAGTAATTGATTTAGTTTCTAATTCACTCACTTTTTTGTTTAATTCACTACAAGCATTTCTATTTACACTCGAATAAAAGTAAATTTTATTATCCTGAACTGATATGTGTTTTTCAACGGCTTCACCAGCAGTTTTCCTAATTGGTTTTACTTTTTTTTCACCCCAATGTCTTTCCATTATTTACCCCATTTTTCATTTTTAACGATTGTTGCCATAATACCATAGTTAGATACATCAAGATAAGCATCTTCTAGTGGTTCGTCTACTGCTGATTCTCTATCATTCATTAACAAGGTTTTTAACCTTTGTATTTTATCATTCATCCTAAACCAAAGACCTGTGAGTGATAACTTTATTTCCTCTGGTGTTTGTAAGTTAGTTCCAACCGAAATATTACCTGGACCATAATCGTGTTGTTTGTGTAGAAACAATTCGTATTGTTCTCGTTGTAATCTACGAAACTCAGCGGTCATAACAGGCCACTCTCTCTCCATCATCGTAATTATATCTTCTTTTTTATTTTGTTTTTTTGAAGAATTATTTTTCGTATCTTCAATTACTCCAAGTTCTTTTTCTTTTATTTGCATTATAACCTCTACTTTATAATTAAATGTGATAATTGTATAATAATAATAATAACTGACAAAAACAAGGAAATAATTGTTCTTGTATCAGGTAACTCGTTCAAAACCAACCAAGTTAATATACCCATTGTTAATGTTGCCATACCAAATCCTATCGGTCTTACATACCAATAGTTTTGAAAGTATTCGTAATACCACTTTGTTCCATAGAAAAAACAAAAACTTATAGGTATCCCACCAAGAACTATCCACCATAAACTTTTCATCCACTCATATCTAAATTGACCTTGCATATGAAACCAGGCTATAATATGACCAACAAGAGATATAGACATAGCCATAAGTAACTTACTCATAATTTCTC